ATGGACAACGGTCTCCCAACACCATCCGATAAAGAATTAACTATCCTTATTGATCATGCCTCACATTTAGTGGGTGACGCAGCGCGTAGAATATTTATTGCTGGTGAAATTATTAATAGCGACACCTTAACAGAGTGTTTAGTTGATGATCTGACTCTCGCCCAAGTTAAAAAAGAAAAATATAAAGTAACCGCTCTAGAATTGGCTCTACAGTCAATCCAGCACAGAGATCTCTCATCTCAATCCTAAGAAATCATGGGAGCTATAAAAGCTCCCATGAGATTTGTTACTTATTGAAATACGGGTTCACCCTTTCCACCGCCTGCTGTACCAGTTTATTTCTAGTTGCCATTAACCGGTCAATTTTCTCTCTTTTCTGATCAGCCGTTAATATCCGGTCCCGCCTCATCATTTCAATCTGGGCATTCAGTGCTTTCACTTGTTTCTGCGTCGCTGTTAGCCCCTGACGCTGCGACAACTTCCCTCTGTTTTCCTCTATCAATTCATTGGCATCATCGCCACGCCCCTGCTTATGGAAGCTGTTAATGGTGCTATTTATCTGGTTGGCTTCGGTCATCATGCGGTAAAAATCTTCGGTGAACTGGGTAGACTTGGCCGGATCTGAACCTCGGAAGAATGATTTAATCACCGGCATTTCATCCAGACGCATGGCCGGGGTTTCGCCGTAGTCTTTCAGGTTACGCATGAGAAGGTTCGTAGCACCCATCACATAGCCGCCTAAGCTGCCGGTATACCCCATAATGATATGATCCAGCATCTTAGGTGACATATTAGTCTTCTCACCAATTTCACGCATCAGCAGGCTGGTCTGGTCGTTATAACGAGCACCCGCAATCAAATTGCTGTCGGCCATATTCTCAATAGGGCCACCTTTGAAGAAATCATAGTTAACATAAGCCTCAGCAATCGGCATAGCGACTTGTGGGATTGGGTTGAATGCCATCGTTTCCATAAAGTTATGTGCCACCAGTTTGCCGAATTTAGCCCCAGTATCTTTACCGCCCAGTGCACGAACAAATCTCTCAGGTAAAGTGCCAAACATCAGGCCAATTTCAAACGGTTTCGGGAAGCGGATATGCTGATCACCAATCCATGCATGCCAATAAGTATCTTTATCCCAATCCTGAAGCTCTTCATAGCGTTTGTCGTCCCAATTCAGGGCCATCAGTGCCAGCGAGGCAGCGGTGATCATGCCGCCGCGTTTCAGCACTTCGCGCGGGTTCTCTTTGATACCTCGGCCTAATTTACTCAGCCCCTGCATACGGGCGTTGAAGAACGGCAGCATATCACTCAGGTTAATCATGATATTACTGGCCCCCATCATACTGAAGTCCATTAAGTCGCGAGATTCAAAGGCTGCTTGAGCCTTACTTTTGCCCGATTTAATTGCAGCTTCATAAGTGGCCAGCCGGTTAGCGTTTTCTGCTGCTTCGCTGAGATTCTTATATTTATGCAGCCCCTGCTCAACCTTACCCATGACTTCTTTACTGTTGCGAACAATGGAAGATTCAAATTCTTGTATCTGGCTGTCGTTATAGCCTTTACGCCGCAGCACGCTACGGATAGTTTTAGCTGTAGATGCCGGATCATAGACATTCGAGTAACCACCACCAAAAGTAGCACCGGCAAACATCATATCTACCAGGCTATCATCAGTGCGCAGCGCTTTTTTGAATCCGGCCCATGAGGCAGTCACCGGTTTAAAGCCATCTTTGTTAATGGCCCATGAATGGATAGAATCGCGCATAAAGTTACGAATGATAAAATCAGGCATCGATGTGGTGCTGACGGTCAGCACTTTTTTAGCCGTGCGTGCTGCCTTCATGAATGTCGAGTTACTACGCTCAAGGTCAATCATTGTAAAAGCGCGATACAGTTCTGGATCATTAACCTGTACCAGTTTCTCCTGCCCATCAACAAACACCTTCACAACATCTTTGCCAATACGCTCAAAGTCCATCTTGTTCGGTGATTCAATCACCTCCAACACACCAGTATCAGCAAGGTTCACCACTGACCTGCGCATTGCTTCATTTTTCATCGAAGCATCGACCGATTTCGCCACGTAGTTAAACAGGTTTTCGATGGGATCCTTAATGGTCAAATCGCTGCCTTTTAACTTGCGCACGGTACTGCTCTGGTTAGCAATGCCTTTGCTGGTCCACGGCCCCTTCACCTCGCCATTTTCTGCTTCACGGTAATATGGCAAGTACCAGGCATCCTCCCATTGCGCCCGGCTTTCCGGATCAATCAATCCCATATCTTGTTGCAGATCCAGAATCGATTTAATAAAGGCGTCATACTTTTTCTTCTGACCTTCGAATAAGGCTTCATTACCCCGGTTGAGGGTTTTCATATAGGCGATTTCGTCGGCATTAAAGTTGTTTTCTTTGCCCTCTTTCATCAGCCGTTCAGAACGATGGCCGGCGATCCATTTAAAGAAGTTCTCCCGATGGTTTCCGAGCCCGTCGAGAATCCCCATAAGCGCATCCTCTTTACCGGTACCGGCTTGTCTCTCTACTATCCCCTCAGCTTTATTATAGCGCGGCAAGCCATGCTCTAAAGTGGCAGCAGTAACCGAACCCGCCCCTGCGGCCATACGCGCACCAATATAGGCAGAGCTGCGTGCATCATTAATACCAGCAGCATCTTCGGCATACTTCAGCGGAGCCATACCGTCAAAGGTTTTAGTATTGAGCTTACGACCGGTCTCTTTTAGCCAGGCTTTCAGTTCCGTTTTATCTTTGCTGGTCACTGTTGCATAAAATGACTTAGCTTTATCTAATCGACTTTGTTCGACGTTAAAGCCCATTTTACGATTAGTCTCTGCATCCATAGATGGGTTTGCAGCGCGGGAATACAACGCATCAGAGCGAGAGAAAGTATTATCAAACTCCCGCGTTCCCGGCTGTTCGCCATCATACATAGCCGTCTTTTTGAAGCGTCCGGCGACCGTGCGCAGAATAGTACGTATTTCCGTTGGGGAAATGTCATTCGCATTCATGATGCCCGTTTTCTTCAATCCGTTGATCAACACAGAAACGAAACGGTCCCACATCGCCCCAAGGCCAGTGAGCTCTGAACGCTCTGCCATGTGGGCTAAGAATTCATTAGCCTGCATTTCTGGGGATTCATTACGGTATGACTTATCGACTTCCCGCCAAACATCCTGAATTTCTTTATTTTTGCTGTCACGAGTTTGATGTAATACACGCATGATGCGGTCATATTCCACATCACCTATAACCGAAGCCAGCCCATGGTGTGCCAATACCTCATGACGCAATTTCGCCCGAAGTTCGCGGTCAGAAGTAATATTATCTGCTACCACAATCACTCGGCTGAGCTCTGGCTGATAGATAGCATGGACAACACCGAACTCTTTCGGGATCCCGCTCGGCATCATGGCTGCCGCTTCAGCTTGCGTTTGGACTACCTTAACTTTGATTTTGGCTGCACCATTCAAATTACGCACCCAAACATCAGCAATAACTTGGGCCCGGCCTTGCCGTATTCCCTGAGTGGGCTTGTCGCCAGCGGCCGTGTGACCACTATCTGAAATCACATTGCCTTTGCCAATGTCAGTACCCTTACGCGAATAGAAAGCGATACCTTTATCGGTTGGTTTGGTTTTGAGGGTTTGGAATAGGTGATCAAATGCCTGGCGCACGCCGCCATTTAATTCAGCTTCGGTAGGATAAGCATAGGTTTTAGGATTTGCGTGTTCGTCAGCTTTGCGCAGGTTAACCAGATAGTCGTTAGTGATACCTTTACTCTCGGCTTTATCCAGCAGATAGCGTTCAAATGCTCGCGCTGACATTTCCAGTTTAGTTGTCCAATATGCTTTGCTTCGCCCGCTGTCCAGTATTGCCGCCCGTTCCCTCATTCCACTATTAGTGACTTTCATGACTGCGCTCTTAAAGGCGTCATATACCTCTTGCCTAACCGGATGAGTAATCTCTTGCCTTTTACCACTGCTAAACTCATAACGAGGGCGTATACGATCGGTAATAAATTCAGATGACCGTTTACCGGACGACTCGCCATGGACATCATAAGTACCAAAATAGTTATCCAGTGCATGGAACCACTCATGTGCAAGTGAGCCTGCGCCATTACCTTTAGTTAGATTGATAACCACTTGCACAGGCTCATAATGAGCTTTGGCCCCCGCCTTACCTCGCGCGCCAAATGCCAAGCCCAACTCACCATTCAAGGACAGCGCTTGTGGCGGCACATTCAGTAATTCAGCCATATCAATCAATGAATCATAGGCATCGTTCAATTCAGATTGACGACGAGTCCCTTCGACATAATTACCAAACTGTACCCCTCTAAAGCCAAATGCATCACTAAATTGTTCAGGCGTTACGTTGCCCTTACGGCGTTCAATTCCTATCCGGGGCTCGTTGGATAATTTGCGTTGTTCCTCTCGCGATATTTTGCGTAATTTATCCAGTTTGGCTTCTATTTCAGCGCGATTTTCTGCCAGATAAGCACGTGCTTCGGTCGGTGTTTTGAAGCCAGCTTTAAGCGGTAACACGCCCATGGCCCCTTTGTAGCCAATAAACACACTCTTGTCTGCCCGTCGGGTATAGATCTCTAACTTAGCCTGTCTAGGTGCTAACTGAGTCTGTGTAAGCGCGTCATCTCCTTTATCACTATTAATCCTGGTCTCAATAAATTCCTTGGCTTTGGGTAATAGCTCCGGCATTGAACCCGCTGAAATATCAGTTTTCATCCCTCCAGGGGTAACCAGCTCATATAGGGTTTTCCCACCGGGATAGCTCTTACCATCAAAGTAAGTGTAATGGCCGGAACGAATTGAGTATTTTGACGCTTCGGCCATCTGCTCAGGCTTAAACTGCGAGATTAAGTCAATAGCATCTGCGGCAGAACGTAAGGAGGACTTACTGCGGAAAATGGTTTTTATATCGTCAACACTCGCATGGCTATTGATAATGGAACCCGCTAAATCACGAACTCCCTTAACCTGTTCTGCCCACTTATTTAGCTTATAAGGGGAGCCCGGTTTAGTTGGGATAAATGAACGCAATGCTGCCAGCAATGCCAATTTCTCAGGTTCAATACCGTTTTCATGCATTTTGACATAATCAGGATGGGGGAACAGTTTCGACAAAGGCTGCTTTTTAATTTCTTCGATATCATGTTCGGCTTTCAATGATTCAGCTAACTGGCCCCATTTATGCTTTGCTGCCCCCTTGAGTTCTTCACCAAAATCATCAATTTTCGTATCACTTTTTTTGGTTTGATGTGCAGACTCAGGTACAGGTAAGCGAACACCAAACCCCTTTCCTACCGGCTCAATCGTTGCACCCGGCATCTTTCCCCACTTGGAATACTTGGCCACCTTCTCACTGGAAAATGGTTGGTCGCCGTATAGTTTTAATTCACCGGCTGGCTGCTCACCAGATGCAACAACGCCCTCATTGGAGGGCGCTGTTTTCGTATTAGTCGTAGTAGGTTCAGGTGGTAATCGCACACCAAAACCATCACCTACAGACTCAATAACAGCACCAGGCATTTTCCCCCATTTGGAATATCGAGCTACTTTCTCGCTGGAGAAGGGTTTGCCCCCAAATAACCTTAACTCACCGGGAGTTTCACCTTTTGCATAAGCTTCGGTACGGGCATCAATAGGGACACCACCAGCACGCTGACGCTGATCTGTAATGGCGGTTTCAGGCTGCCCACCCATCGCCTCAGTGAAGCGGCGCACATCTTTGCGCTGCCCTCCCTCAAATTGTGGTGTTTGCCCTGATTGAACATCATCGGGATTAACTACCGGACCATCGGCAAAGATAATATTTTTATCTGTGATGGCCTGCGGATCCGTTTGTCCATCATAGGTATGAGTTTCTCTGACCGCGCCTTGCTGTTCTGCCTGATCCCTCGGCAAATACACTTGCCCACGAGTCTGTTCCCCTGCGGTGAATTGCGGTGCGGCACCCGCTTGAGATTCATCACCTTGAATTGGCCCCGACATGGGGAAACCTTCGCCCGGATGAATATTACCGGGCGCTGGCAAGCGTGGCGTTCGTTGTGCTCGAATCTTGTCGGCTTGCTCAAGTATTGCTAACTCATCAGGTGTAAAACCTTGATCCCCTGACTCCATTTGTTGCTGAATCAGATCTTGTGCGGTCGGCTGTGCCTCTGGTTCTGCAAGTGAACGCTGTACATCGGTATCATCAGCAAAACCTTGCACGCGAGGATCCTGTCGCAGATAGGCTGGAGTATCGCGAAAATCATCAATCTGAGAATTGGGCACGCCATTCTCACTCACTGAATTCTGCTGAACTACCACTTCAGGGGCAGCCTGATTTTCTGCCTGCGGTATCACTTCTGGCTGTATTGAGGGATCGATATTTTCAGATACTGGTGAACTCTCGGTATTAACCGGAGTTTCTGGTGTTGCTTCTGCTGCTGACTTACGGCCTCTAATACCGCCGATAGTACCGGCTGCGCCACCAATGCCAGCCCCTAATGCCGCATTATTGGCCCCGGTCTCTACCACTCCTTTCATCGGATCTATTTTCTGTCCAGCGGTCTCAATTAATTGCTGATTCTGGACATAACGCTGAGAAGCGCCTTGAGCAAACTCAGTTCCACCCTCTGCCGCTGCACCTAATGAAGCACCGGAAATAACGCCAGAAGCTGCCCCTTTTTTGGTCAGCAAACTCAATAAGGTGTGATCGCCCAATGTAGAGGCTGCAATGTTTATCGCTAACATGCGCGGGTCTACCGTAACACTGCTAGCTGCCTGTTCTGCAACCTGATTGCGAGCCAGCGTTAATTTTTGTGTATCTGAAAGTGCTGAGTTATTTGGATCCGAATCTATGGTTGAAAAGGCTTTTTGAAACGTTGGGCTTTGCACTAAATGATCAAAAGGCAATGCATTGATCTCATCGCGCATTTCATTACCAGAAGAACCTTGTGCGGTACCGGCCATTATTCCGACAAACCCGGACTTTTGAGCCTGAATACCCGCTTTAATTGCTGTTTCTTTTGCTGTTTCTCTCGCTACTAATTCAGGCAACAGATTTTTAAGTTTCTGAAAAGTAAGTTCCTCAATACTTTTTGCGATGGCTTTACCACCAAGTTTGGCAAATCCCCCCACAGAGAACAACTGAGAAAGTGTGGGTACTGCATTCATTACCCATGCATCTTTATCAAAAGCACCAGCACCTAGCTTCAGATTATCTTGAGAATCAGTTTCAATGAAAGGCATCGCTGCTGCCTGCTTCGCCCCATCACTGTAATTAGACTTTATTTTATCAGTGACATCACCAGCTAAATTACTTATGCCAGCTAAGGCACCAACCCCAACTTTACCGAGTGCTTTAGGTAAATCATTACCGGGATTTTTTCGAATTACATTCAACAGTTCAGGATCAACATCCAGTGATATCCTTGGTGTATCGGCAGCTAATTTATCCAATTTTCTATCAGCACCCACCACCATTTGGGATAATCCGTGAATAATTTCAGAAGGTGCTGTCGATGCTGCAAGAGCAATATCTTTTAAACCTATGCTAGGGTCGTTGGCCTGCGAAGTTTTTGACTGCCGTCCCGCAGCCTCACGCGCAACCCTGACGGCCCCCCAATCGAAACTAGTATTAGCATTCTCACCTGGCTGCTGGATATTAAGCGTTTCACGATTACTGTTATTGGTTTGTTCTTCTGGGCGTTGCTGCTGCGGATCGTAAGCCATTTAGTACTCCTTTATTAGAAATGAACCTTTGGCGCATAGGAAACCAGCCCACCGAGGCGTACCAACCGTACTGGCTCCTCAAAGGCTCATTTCTAATCAGGTTCGATGGTTTGAAGCACATGCGTAGTGCTGGGGAAGCTGGAATAAATAAGCCCCGGCAGGCGAACCTGTCGAGGCTACATTTCGTGCATAAAAAACCGAGGGGCTTTTTAAAGCTCACTTCGGCATCTTTCTGTAATTTAGCGTTAAATTAACTCAATGTGAAGTTAAGGTTTTTTAGACAGGCTTTCTTCCAAATTAGCCAACAACATTAACCCTAGAGATGCGGCACGCTGTATAGTCTCAATTTCTGTATGATCGTCACAATGCGTCATAAGGTTAAGCACTGCATTAATGCAATCGATTGTTTCTTCGACATTCATTTTCATTAATATTGTCCTTATAAAAGATAAGTTATATTAATGACATGGCATTTTAATTAGCTTTCGGATATCGGTCAGTATTACTGCTGCCTTTTCTCATTAATACGCTTCATTTCCCTTAACTGTTGCGCAGTATTGCTATCATGGGCTGGAGCACTTTGGGCTGAGTTAGATGGTACATTCTGTGGCGATACTTTTTCTTGCTGCGGTTGCTGTTTCTGTTGCTTCCATGCAATAAATACCTGCTGATCCTGTGGATTGTTCAGATCAGGGGCTTCACCAAACTCTTTTTGATACTCACCCGCAAATGCCTCCAACTCTGCTGGGTCAATGCCAGACTGACTTTGCGAACTACGTCCCCCACCAACACCATAGAGTTCCGAAGCTTGCTGGCGGCGTTGCTCAGAGTTGCTTTTTATTTCTTGTTTTGCGGCGGCCAGTTGTTTCTCATCCATCATGGCACCGTCTTTATTCAGCGCGGCCAACTGCTTACTTTCATCTTTACCAATATCCAGCAACTCTTTACGATAGCCTTCACTTTCCTGACGCATTGCAGCTTTATCTGGGGGATTAACCATACTACCAACAAACTTGGCTCGGTCTGGCTGGTTAAGCTGCCCTACCATTTGGCCGTAACCACGAATCTGATTCATAAACTGATCAATCGGAATTCTTGCCACCTGGTTGTCATTCACATCCGCTGAACCAAATTGAGTCATTGGTTTGTTTGCGGTCGAACCATCGCTATAGGTAACTTTCAGTCCGGGAATAACAAACTTGCCATCTTCACTAATACCAATATGGGCCAGCTCTTTGCTCTTAATTTTCTTCCCTGACTGCGGATCGACTTCATCAATATTGCGTTCAATGTGGGGAGCAAGTACGGTATTCATCACTTTTAATACTTTCGGGTCGTTATAGTTCATTTCCCCAGAAAGCACTTTTGGCATGATCTGGTTAATTTCCATGACGTTATCAATTGCCCCTTGCCCAAAGAAACGGGACGGATGCAGCGGATTATCCTTTGAAATTTGCCCATACAATTGAGGGTCAACCTGACCAGTAGTTTCAATTTGCTTGTATAGCGCCTGAATAACCGGCATTTCTTCTTGCATACGTTGCTGACGCTCAGCTTGAGAACGTTGGAAATTAAACTCATTCTTACGCATATTGAGTTCCTGCGCCCGCATGCCTAAGCTGGCATTAGCTGTGCGCTGATTCGCCTGCGCCAAGCCATAGTTCTTATTCCACTGTTCATCACTGACGCTATCACGCTGCGATTTATATTGGTGATCACGGTTATCAGTCTCTTTACGCCAATCTACTTGTTCTTTAGCCAAGCCGTAGTTACGGTCAGAATCTTTTACCTGTTGCTGTTGTGCGGCATCTCGTAAACCCAGTTCACGGTCACGGCTAATCGCCTGATCCGCAGTGTTGAAGCCTGCCAAGAAACCATCTGCTAAACCTTGTACGCCCATAATAATGATCCTTTAGAAAATGCTGCCCGCCAGCAAACCTACTGCGGCCCCAATACCGGCCCCAATGGGTCCACCCATTGCCAACCCCGTACCCGCACCAACCCCAACCATGCTCATTTTGCCTTGCTGCTGTTGTGCCTTGAGCTGTTGATTAGAGGACTCACGCTGTATCTCGCGGTTAGAAGCATCACCTAGCCCTTGCATGGCCTGCTGCCGGGTATCCCGTGCAACATCAATCAATCCGTATCCCATTAGTTACTCCCCCCGCCAATACTCATTTGTTCACGTAGACTTGCACTACCACCAGTTAGAATATTCATCTGCCGATCTTGCTCAGCCTCGCGAATACCATTTTTCGCCCCGGCAGTGGCCAGCGCTGAGCGCAGACCTAAACTGTTATCGTTCGGGTTTGCCGTCTGAGTAGTGCCATAACGCGCCAACTGGTTTTGTGTACCCAACTGCGCGGAACGTAAGCTATTGGCAGAACTGTCACTAACGCGGGTTAACTGTTGGTTCATCAACTCGCCACTGGTAGCCAGTCCCATCAATTCTTTTTGCTTAGGATAAAAGCGAGTAAGCCAGTCTTTATACTGTTCACGTATAAGGTTGGCATAGGTATCAGATGCTTGTCCCATAACTATCTCCTATCATTAGCTGCCACCAAAAATGCCTGTGGATTGGCTACTTACGTCTTTGAGGCCATAAGACGATTTGCTGCTAACATCCTTGATCCCATAATTTCGAGCAGCTAATCCCCCCGCAGCACCCACCAATTGCCCTACAGCCTGACGGTCACTCAGTGATTTTTGTGCATCACTCGTGGCCTTATTTAAGCTCTGACTGGCAATGTTGCTATAGCCCGACAACGCATCAGCTTTCTGACCGGCCCCCATTGCCACAACATCCTGTAACCCTGCTACATACTTATCCTGTTGTGAGGTTTGCGCACGGTTGGTCGTATCGATTTGCCCGGCCACCTGATCACTTTGCAATGTTTGTAGTGTTCCCTGAAATTTACCGCTACTCGGATCAACACCACTCGCAGCCAATTCCGTAGCCGCCTGTTGGCGTGCCTTACCAAACTCCTGTTGATAACCTAAGTTGACGGTCCCAGCAGCATCATCGTATTTCGACTCGTTATTCATACTGTCTACTTTGCTAATAAACAGATTTTCCATTGGCTTAAGTTCGTTCTGGTACAGCGTCCATTGCTTCCCGGCTATTTCTGCCGCAGCCAGTTCCTGAGAGGTTTCTTTAATCTCAGTGCTACCACCGCCACCTTTACCCATAACTACCTCCCATATTCACCACCAACGAACTACGGATAGCACGCTGGCCACGCCATATAAAATTCCGACCAGCACAGTGGAGTAATACATGCGCCGGAGTGTTTTACTTCGTTCGAACAGTTCTAGAGCTTTCACAACCCATTCTCCTAGGTTAATATTCACTCATCTTCTCCCTTGCCTCTCCCAAGGTGCAGAAAGTAGAAAGCCCCGACTGCGGCTAACAGTTCGGGGCTTTCGCGTATCTACTTGTTTACATTAAATCGGTATTTTGAATTTCATCAGTCCATCTTCATCAGCCAAACGTTCAAATCCCAAACGTCGAGCAATGCGGATGAAACCTTTTCGTGCCGTGTAGAATTCAGCCCAACGCCCACCGATCATACGCGTAAGCTTCTGGACCTCCGGCGTGTACTTAACTAAACCTTTCTGCCCGCTACTAATACCCAACCAAACCACGACATAAGGGATGCCATCTTTCATCCGAGGGCGCAGAACTATCACTGCATCATCCGCAGAAAAGCAAAACGCCTGCTTATTACGGCAGGCGTCTTGGACGTGAATGAGTAGATCCGGATCCCCGGAGTCGCGGGCGATTCGCGCCAGCTTAGAATTTAAAATAGTTTGCAGCATCCAACACCATAATTGGGATACTAGAGACATAAAAGGTGAATGGACCATGGGAGGCTGGCTGATTCTTGGCCCATCCCCACGAGGGACCAATCTGAGTACCGTTGCTGTTTACCCAGACATAAACCTGCCATGGATAACTGTACATTGCACCAATATTGCATGGTGCATACATCGGCCGAGCGATCCCATCAACACTACGCATCGAGCCTAATGAAGCACCAGTCAATGGAACCAATTTAGGGCGTGCCAGAATATCGTAACCCGAGTTATAAACAACGGTGCCATTTTGCTTAGAATAGATTTCCAACCCATACTTGTTTCGAGTTAAATCACCATTTCCAAAAATGCACACCTTGGCTCTGATTGTGGCCCCACCACCGCCATTAGCGTAAAACACACGGTATCGGCGATCATCAGGGGAAGGTGAAATACAGATCGTTTTGCTGGTATCTTCGGTATAGAAATAGCACATGACCTGATCTGCATCGAACGCAGCATTAATATGGCTAGGAAGCCAACCATCATAGATATCAATCTCGCCCTTAAATAACAGGCAAGTGAATTGGCTAACGTTACTAATTCCAGTGAAATTATTAACACCCATAAATTGGATGCCATAACCGCCTAGCGTGCCGGATACCGGCCACGTATAAGCGCCATAATAGGAAGCAGGAATCGCGCCATTGTAATTAACTGAATTAACACGTAGAACACGATTAGCATCTAGATAAGGCTGATTATACGCGAATCCCCCTGGTACCCATTGACTACCACTGACGGTGTAATCAATCCATGCATATGAGGACATCCATAGAAAGTAATCATAACCCGTAGGAATAACTATCCCTGTATACCACTCGCCATATGTAAGCCCCTTACTGCCCATGCCTACAATTTTAGTTACTGTGGTTTTGTTATCCATCACCACCGATGTGCCATCCGGCCGGAACACTTCTAAACCGTAGCGCGACACTGCCACACACCGTTAAAATTAAAGTCAGGGGGAGGATTCTTACCGACTGACATACACGCAGTTAAACTAATCAAGCTTGCCAAAACGAACCATAATCGCACCATTTTCATCATAAACCTCTATTCTCTCGTTAGTGATAACTAAACCGACACTGCCAGTACCTTGCCTGATTGTGATCCGGCCCGTATTTGAAACACTGAATAGGTCGCCAATCTTCAGATTACCGGCGGCATCAACTGTGAACTTACCGTTATTTATCGTGGCACTATTAAGCGTGGGCGTTGAAATGCTGATCCCCGCTTTAACTTCATCAGCGATAATCGTTTGAGCGTTCAAAATCTTAATAGTGGCTTCACGAATGGCAGCCTCATCAATGACCACTCGCCCGCCGGAAATAGAAAACGGAATCGCATAGGAACCGGTATCGGTTGGATTATTCGGATCAAAGACAAAAAACTGACTGGCCGATATGGCGACCTGAGCAATGGGTTTACCGTCAGCATCCCTGCCCGCGACAATCCCGATCCCTGCGGTGATGCCGCTGGCATCAACTTTGGTGCTCCACATTTTCTGAAATGCCTGGCCGCCATTCTGGTCAAGATCATTGACGCTATTAGTCAGCTCACCGATTAATGGAGATTCATTAATCTCCTTATTTATCAGGTCAATTATTTCGTCAATATCAGCAGCGGTTTTGGCCGGTGTTCCCTCACTGGCGTTATATGGCCCCGCCACACCAGCAGAATTGATAAAGCGAATCCAGTAATACCCTTGCCATCCGGGATCCGCTGGATCGCCATATACAGCCGCTGCCGAGCTGGCGACCATTACAGCATTAGCCAGGTTATCTTCAGTGCTGCGATAGATTTCTGTCAGTGAATGCCCGCGATAATTTGGCATATCCCATTCAAGGAGTACCGCACCGAATCCCCCATTGGCTTTGAAGTTTCGCGGTTGAGTCGGAAACGCGGGGGCTGGCCCCGTGTTATCATTCGGGCTGGGTTTAAGCTGTAATTTACCGCCAGCGCCTACACGCAACTTGGCTAAATCCAAATCAGCCAACTCGGCATAAGTGACTGCTCGATTGCGACCGTCACCCCGCTGACCAGTCAACACCTCAATATTTTCAGAGAGAGCCGCCGTATCACGACCTGCGCGAAAACCTTTAGTCATGCGGGCATCTCCGCCATCGAGGTACTCAGAGTGATACGGTCAACTTGCGCGTAACCCCATACCTCAATAACCCATTTGCGACCGGTAATTGGCGGCAATTTCAGAAGCCCATCGATTAATGATCCCGGAGGCAGAGATAGAACCGGCGAACCATCCACTATCAAATTCACGCCCACGCGCATGACGTTCTCACTCATGATCCGTAAGCAGGAAAATGAAGTGCCTGGTGGTGCAAGAAACGGCTTGCTGCGCCACGTAATGGGTAAGGGAGTGGTACTAATCTGTGAAATATAAAGCTTGTTATCCTTGATGGTGTAAAGCGTATCCGATTCCAGATCATTAAATGCAGTATCAAAAACAGTCGTTAGGTAGCGAATATCCATCGCTTGAGGGTCGAAAATAAATCCAGCACTCGTTCCTTTTGCTGTCTGGTAGATCGCCAGATACTCACCTTCAACCTGCCACGCTTTGATACTTTCCGGATTGAAATTTTTACGCCACTGACGAGGTTCAATAATCTGTTCCGTCGCCACTAAAGCGTTTCCAGCACCATCAACTGAAACCAGACCATTGGGTGATGCGTATAGTGCGAAACTATCCATGCTCACCATGCTACGACGGCTGACACAGGCTTGCATTACAGGGAGTTTGGCATTGGTAATATTCGACGGTGTAATGCCGCTGAACAGGTAGGGACGACCTTTTGTACCAACCACCAGACTGGCACCGATCGGTGCAATAGCCACAATGTCATGCTCTGTGCTGAGTTTGTAATTCTCCGGCCACGCATAGGGAAGGAATGCTTCAGAAAACATCACCTGATTACCGGCAAAACCTGCGGCAATGCCATTCGCCATCAAACACAGACCAATCATTTCATCCGGTGGCATTAGGAAAGTTTCCGTTTCCAATACTGGCCCGAGCTCTTTATCCAATGAAACATCCTGATAAGTAAGAACGCCGACTGGCAACTCCACTAGCAGCAAGTAATCCGCTACTCCACCGCCCGATGCAGAACGATAAATGCGGCGGCGAGTAATGTTTGAGTTTTGGCTGCCTGGTGGTTGAAGGGCAAGATCTACGGTACTGCCGGGGTAAACTATTGTTACTTCCTGCGATACCGGTCCCGGCGGCCCTTCCTCCCCGTATCCAGTGACGTAAGTTTCAACATAGAATCGGGTATCATCATCGGTAGGATCGTCTTCACCATGATCAGCCGGTGGGGTAATGGCGGTCACTTCAATAGGATTACTTGGTGCGGGAATACCTAATCGGAAACTGACCGCTGGAAAATTACCGTTACCCTGAGTCGCTATTTCATTACTGGTGACCTTCGGATATTCCCCATCAGTGAAGTACACTCGTTCATATTTATCCTGCGCCACAGGACTGCGAATAGCGTCAACAATATCGGACCATGCAAACCAGTAATCATCGCGGTATCGAAAAATAGTTGTTGGTTTCAGTGTGAAAGTTTTCCCACCATCCACATCAGCCATGATCGGTGTTATGACGCCATGACGAAAATGACAATTTTTGGCGATAGTGGCTGCCTGCTCAGGTAGAAGATGAGGGACCGCCCGAGGCATTTCGCCCCGCATGGTGGTGATATCGATAGCTGACATAATGAGGGTTTCCTGCAGACATAAAAAAAGCCCCACTAAAAAGTGAGGCTTGGCATCTTTGGGTAATTTAGCGCGTTAATTACTCGGTATCAATGGATGCGGAATCTTTTTCATTCTTTGGCATCTGAACACGCAGATCAACAAAACGCCCTAACGGGATATCAATTGGCTGTCCATCTTCATAACCATTGATATTGTTCTGTGCAAACACTGGGGAAGTCGGATGCGTCCGATGATAGGTCTTAATGATTAAATCACCATCTTCTTCAAGTAAGTAATCAACCCATATTAAAGGCTGTTTATTCTTGTCGGTTGGTATTTCAATCCCCCCATCTACCCCACCCCATGCATCATCTGAGTTAAATCCCAGCACTCCAGATATTTTATAGACCCCTTCGCTGATGCGTTCTGATGTTACACCATCAGATTCTTCATTCGTTTCAGATCCACCATCACCGTACAGCTTCACAACTGGTGAGGCTTTTTTCAGGAAACCATTGGAATCAACGGTAGTGTTATTCGTGTGGTAGAGCATAACGGCGGGGCTTAATGCAGTGTCGTGAATTGTGCGGACATAACATTGTGGTGCACCTGTCCCCACATTATAACTTTGTATAGCGATTACAGCTTTTCTGGAACCGGCAGCAACTTGGCCCGTTCCTGTCCCCAACGAAATGACATTCCAATGCGCGGGCAAACTGCCGCTAGTGTCTGTGGGGGTAGTCCCACCCCAATTCGTGGCGGTGACTAAACCCATTGTGCCATTCGGGTGTAGGAACGCATTATTGATCGACTGATAATTTACCGCTTGTCCCCCAATGCCATTAGAGCCTGTAGTCATAACACGACCCGCTGTCTGGTCTGCGTTATTTGCAACTACATCGGCTACCGCAGCAGAACCCAACCCCAATTTTGTACGAGCATCAGCAGCAGTAATGGCACCAGTCCCGCCTTGAGCAATTGTTATAGCTTTAGTTAGCCCGTTAAGCTGAGTAATATCGTCATTAGCGCCCTTGCTCGCTTTACCCGCTAGCCCATCAGCCAGTGCCTGATTGCTGGCTTTGCCTGCTATAGCGTCGTTAAAGGTTGTTTTGTCAACTTTCTGGCTAATCTGTTGTTCCAGTGTAGACATATCAATACTTTCTGCCGAGACTCTAGCTTGCTCGGCAAATTCTTCAGCCTCATCCCTAAATACTTTCGCAGCCACTTGGTCTATTGTCGTCGCGGCTGCATTCTGTCTCGCCGTTTCAGCGCTCGCGACTGAAGCAACCTTGGAGTTGTTTGCGGCAGTAGCCGAATTAAACGCATTCCCCTCACTTGTTGCGGCACTTTCTTTACTACTCTTGGCAGCAGAGGCTGCTTGCGTTGCTTCGTTAAGTTGTTGTGCAACTTGCTGAGCCGAGCTATCTACAGCAGCTTTTATCTGCTCACTAGCGGTACGAGCATCTACAGCCCGATCTGCATCAGTTTTAACTGCCAGCGTGATTTTTGCAGCAGTTTGTTCGGCAGCTAATGTTGATGCATCATCGGCAGCGGTTGCTGCTGCTGATTGAGCTGAGTCACGGTAAAGAAGCGCATTTTGCTCTGACAGTGATGCAGAATCTTTGCTCGCTTTTGCATTAGTCTCACTTGCAGCCGCATTTTGCTGAGACTGAGCAGCAGCATTGGCGCTTGCGCCTGATTGATCACGGTACCCTTTTGCTGTTGCTAATGCCTCCGACAAGTTACTGGCATATTGCCGGGCTTCATCGCGGGATTGCCCCGCACTTTCTGCGGATCCCGTTGCGCTGCTTTCCAAAACTTTAATTGTTGCAAGGTCATTAGCAACCTGCTGCTGAATCTGTCGGAAATACAGGATCACATCTGGCGTTAACTCAGACTCCATAATCTGCTGCTTTAGCAACTGATTTAGCGTACTGGGGCCAGTGGTGTTATCCAGAGTAACCGCCCCATAAACAAAACTACGACCATTGGCCGCCACCGTAATAGAGTAACTACCCTCCTCTAACTGGATACGATATGCGCCAATATTGTCCGTTCTAACTGTGGCTGAAAAGGCATTCAACACAGTGAGACTATTAGCAATTGCAGTGAGGGTGATCTGCGCATTGACTACCGGCTCGCCAACCGGGTTAATCATAATGCCGGAAACAGTTACGCTCACTGACCACCTCCCTGATACTGTGCATCTTTCAATTGTTGGGCGAAACTCTCAGAGTTTTGCTTAACGCCCAACTGATCACTGAATGCCTGATAATGCTGCATCGCTAAATTGAGATTAGCCCCTGAGTCTCCATCCTTACTGAATGAACGAAACAGCATCCAATCCACCAACGGATTCACATAGAGCTCATCAATTGGTACCGGCGTTTTGTCTGCAAGGTCATGGATGGCAACCGCCGTAGGAACTCTGGCTACCACAGCCTCGATACCGATAGGCTGCACAGCGCCCGGAAACAGGTAATACACTTTGGGGGTCAATTCGTTATACGTATAGCGCTCAATTGAGCCCGTCATCTGATGCCAGTCAGGATATTGGCTATCTAGTACATCACGCGGTACCGGCCTTAACGCCCTACCGTCCACTAAACGAATCATCTCAATTAAGCGGATCACGCCATCCGGTAATTTCTGCTTTGTTCCCACCTCAGTGGTAATCACTTCAGTGGACGCTCCAGCATCTGGCCGCGCCAGAATGACGGCCCGGACAGCATCATTGTAGTAATCACATAGCTCCGCTAACGGCCAGCGCAACCATGCTGTATCTTTGAGCTGGGTATTAACCCGCCCAATAATCTCGGCAATGGTGATCATTAGAAGAACTCGTGTTTACGAACGGGGTTATTGAATGCCGTGATTGGCGAGTTATCCAACGCCTCACGGAATGCCCGGCGATAACCATCAACAAAACGCGCACCGAAGTATTGAGAACGCTGCGGATCAGTCCACGGTTTGCCCGGCATGATAAATAAATCTTCAAGTGCGCCAATAGCGATTACGTCTGCATAGTCGTCTGCCAGTACATCCGGCACCTCAGTAACATCACGCTTTGGTTCAATGGCAAAATCCACAGTCACTTTGGTAAACGGCTGATTGAAAATGATTTGATTGGCAGATTTGACGGTAAATTCAATGCCAGCAGTCAACGGAACACCCAGCGCACTGGCATTACTGACCTGATCAGTGAGGTCTAATACACGTAGACGTTTGACGCATTTCACCAGTTCGCTATCCGTCAGGATATAAGTTTCTCCCGGTGTAACATCATTGAAAGTGACAGCGTCACGGCAGAGTAACGACTCACGACAAAACGTGATTGCTGCTTCTAATGCGGCCTGCTTCATCATGATATCCAGTGGGCCACTGATATGCTTGCGAACAGTTGGTAAAAATGCGTCAAGTGTTGCCATCGTTATTCGGCCTCTGTGCTAGCAGCATTCTTGGCCTGAATGGCTTCACGGACACGAGCACGGAAGTCATCAACCCTTTCCTGAGCACCTTGCTTGATATCCAGATCTTCAGATTCGACTAACGTTGCCAGTTGAACAGAAGTCAATTTGGCAATATCAACATCATCACCCCCAATTTTCAGGACAAAACTATTTTTTTCGGCCTCAAGTTTGGCTTGTTCTATAAGTTGCGCTGCCAGTTCTGCATGTTCTTGCTCTGAGGCTTGTTGCAGATTGAGCGTACCTTCCAATTCATCGTGTCGAATAAATACTGTTGGGAAATCCAGCAACTGATGGGCAATGGCACTTTCAACATCGACCGGTTTATGGCGTGGGAATACCAAGCGGCTACCGGTAATCGTGTCACGTTTTTTTTCTTTTGGGCCGATATAGACCACTGCGATTTTATTAGGCATGGGAAACTCCAGATAGTAGATAGCAAAAAGCCCACCGAAGTAGGCTTAGCGGGGAATGAAGTGAAGTTAGTACCCGACAGGCACGTACAGGATATTAACGACCAAACGACCATTTGCAGCGCCACCAGCGATGACCGCAGTCACTTTCTCGCCTGCTGTTTGCGTGCTGTAAGGGACAATTGGTACATTCTTCGCGACAGCAGCGGCATGGCTAGCGGCAGCCACTAATGAGGTGTCACCGCTCTTAACCTCTACGGTAACACCAGCACCAAGTGCTTCACTCACCACCATCACGCCATAAATGCGCATACCGATAGGCATTTCCAGAAACTCAATCACATCACCGGCAGCAGCAGCCTTTAAAATAATCTGCCCTTCACCCAGCGCCAGATTACCCTGTGGGCCTTGATATACAGCATCGCCAATAGAAGGCGCTTTAATAATTGTCATAACTTTTTTCTCCAGACAAAAAGAAAGCAGACCGAAGTCTGCTTGTTGTATTACTGGGGGTTACTTGCCCAGAGTGACGGCAGAGTCCACGACCATGACGCCGTGGTCGTTGACTCGGCCATCTTTCTGTTTGAAGCGGATCTTCTTCAAACCATTAATCCAGCGGATAGAGACTTCTGTTCCATTGCCGTGATCCACTTTCTCTTCGTTATAACCGAAGAAACCACCACCATCACCAGTGCCGTAAGCGTTAGCCAGTGCTTGGCCACCCAGCAGCATGGCGCGGTCAATCGTGGTTCCTGTGGTGATTAACTTGGTTGAAGCCACCAAGTCATTATTGGATACCAACACTTTAGAACCGGCATTGAAGCGAACAGGCGTACCACCATACTTGCGCACCAGCACGTTACGCCACATAGCACATTCACCCTTGAATAACGGATGATCGAAACCCTTAGAACGCTGCACTGCTCGGGTCATCATTGCTTGCCAATCTTTACCGGACGTGGAGGTATACCAGTCATTCCACTGGCGCGGTGTCACGTACAGAACAAAGTACGGGTCTTCATTAGCTAACTCATCTTTAGACATACGGATGGGTTGTAATGGATGGGCCATTTCATCAAGGAACAATGCAATGTTATCGACAGTGGCCAGCGTGAACAGGTCCGCTGCATCCAATGTCTCCATTGAAGTTGCATCACCAGAATAGAAATGGCGATCATAGGTTGGCGGCAACACATCGTTAATCATGATCTTGCCAAACTCACCGTGATCAGCCAGCGGCACAATGGTGTCATCTGCCATGTAATCACCACGCGCACCCGCCAGATGGAAGGTTGCAGACTGGTCCTGCACATCATTGAAGTAAGTCCCCAGCAGAGTGCGGGCGGTCTTATTCAGATTGTGTTTGAAACGCTGTTCGGACATCTTCCCGCCAGCATCAACCAGATGGCGGCCTTGGTTAATTTTCAGAGAGAAGTCTGCGAACGCCAGATTTTCACCGCGACCGGCCAACTTCTCATCACCCATAGTTGGGCGCTTAGACAGTTTGTGCACGATCTGCATATCTACTTCATCACCTTTCTGCTTTTGCAGATCAGTGATACGAACAACTGGCGCATTGTGACTGGTCTGGGTGGTGCCTTTCTTATCAGGGTTTACTGACTTTGGGGCTTCCTGCTGTTCGGTCAGAACATTAACAAACGAGCGGTTACGGTTTGCGGCCGTAAACAGCGCAACCTGCATTAGCTTATTCGCCTGGGCAGAGGTGATAGTCGTCATAGATACTCCATAAATAAAAAGCCCGCCGAAGCGGGTTGAGGTTTAAATCGATTGGGTAATTAGATTGCCTGCTCTAACAACGCCTCAATCTGAGCATCAGTCATCCCGGAAAACATTGCCTGTAGCTGATCTGGGGAAGCATTAGCCGCTTGTTCCAGTGGTGATGCTGTATGAGTGGTTGTTACCCCGAGATCTGACGGTGAGCTAGGTACTTGAGTCGCTACAGTTGCAGCGGCTAGTTTCTCGGCAGCAATCCGTTGTACATCTGCGTTGGTCGTCGCAGTAGCCGTGGTGGTAGATGCCGTCGTGACCGGTTCTGGTTGAACTGGCTCGACCGACTCACCATAAGCGGCCTTGGTGCGTTTCGCGACTTCCGCAAAGCGCTCAGTTAAAGACTTGTCTTTCCATGCAGGGTCATTTTGCAGATTAGTATCAATGTGTACCGCCAGCGTGAAGCGGTCAGGATCTTGATCCTGCCATGACTTCAAATCAGGTACGGCATTCATAGCATCTGCAACTGGATTACCACTCGGCTGATTGGTGGCTTGTGCTGGCTGGCCCTGTTGCAGGTAATCGATTTTCTGCACCACAGTGTCCAATACTGCCGCCATCTCAGGAAAGTTTTCACGAATGACATTGATCTGCTCAGGCGTGATCTGCGCTTTTTCAGGTAATGGTACCGGCTGCATACCAGCCGAATTAATCTGATGGGTTAAAGCAGCCAATTGGCGTTTAGCTTCAGCTAACTCAGTTGCTGTTTGCTGATTGGTACCCACTAAGCGCTGTTTTTCAGTCCGTTCGGCTACCAGCACATCATAAGGAATGACATGTTGACCATCTTTGCTGAGAATACCTTTTGGCTTCTCAGCGCCTTCAGTTGTTGCAGTTTGCGTGGTTGGTGTAACTTCCGTGGTTTGTGCTGTAGTCGCGCCCGGCGTCAGCTCGTCTTTCTTATCGCCCGTATTTACTACCGCATTGGTATCTTCAGTAACAGCAACAACTGGGGTAGTCGTTACCGCGGCTGTCTGTGTTACATCAGAAATATTCACATCACCAAATCCATCGATCAGCGCTTCCAACTCTTCTGGCGTTTCATTACCTGTTAATTCAATGTCCATGTTATGACTCCTGCATGACTATTTACCGGATAGATCCGAATGAGAAAGGCGTATCGCTGCCCATGCGAATAAGCACTCTTGGATAAGAACGCTTAGCGGCATGAACCTTGATAGTAGAAAAAGAAAAGCCCACGAATGGTGGGCGAGTGATTCAGATGAAAATAACAGATGCCAGAAAGCAAAAAGCCCCGCGATTAGGCGAGGCTTAATTCAGTGCAATGTAGTGCATCTTTCGGAAATCTAGCGCGTATTTTGCAAGCATGCAATAGCTAGAGTGGTATTTGGTCAATTTGACCTTGAATAGTCTGCATCATCTGTTCGTGTAAAGCGCCAATCTCTTCGGTCACATTCTGCATATCTTGCAACACCTGCCCCGTTTTTGCCTGAGTATAAGCATCATTGAAGCGCTGACCATTGGCTAATGTTGCCTCACGTTCCGCTTGGGCATTAATACGTTGGGCTTCAGCCTCCAATTTGGCAACCTTACCGGCAATCTCGCGCATTGCCAGTTCTTGTTGCTGTTGCTGTAACTGTTGCTCCTTTTGTGCGGCCTGCTGCTCTTCTGGCGTCATTTCATCCGGTGCTTTCGGCGTACCCAATGCCCCACGAATCCGCTCAATAAACTGTTGCTTGTTCGGCAAGTCCAACAGTTCCACCCACATCTCCAACACGCTTACCTGAATCTGTGGTGGCAAGCCGACGATGGCGTCAGATAGCCGTTGCGCCAACTGAGATTTATACGCTGGTGTCTGTTGAATCGGTGCCAAAGCGATATGCGCACGTAGCCGGGATACATCATTATTCATCCGGCCAGCCTCTTCGGCGGCATTCAATACCACCTCTTTGCGCTTACGCGGATCATCACGATTAATAATCACTGGGTAATTACGGCGTTTGGTTAACTCTTCCAGCAAATAGCAGAGCAATAACTGTCCAACTTGCTGACAAGCGAACTGATAGTTATCGTTGATCTCGGCCAATGTTGTCGCGCCTTGTTCCACTAGGTTACTGATTGCCACCCCACTAGATGCATTGGAGTCTTGACCAAGGAACGCAGAGTAAACACCCAATCCGTCCTGAATCAACTTCATGGACTCCTGCATAACCTGAAACTGTTGTTGGGCAACTTGGAAGTCCTGCTGGATATTTAACGCATCAGCCGCAGTGGTTTTATTGGATCTGTTGGGGTTAAGGTTTATTACGCCGTCCGGGCGTTCGATCTCTTCAGCCAACTGTTTATCGGTCATGTTGGTCGCATCAGCATCTTTAATGACCCGTTTTGCTTGCAGCAGCCAGGTCAATTTAATACGGCGGAAGTTTACTTCATCCTGTGCAGGAATAGCTCGACAGGCCAAACCATAGGGCGCTCCGGTCTTATCTTTGCGATAACCCCAGAACGGGATCAGTGGAAACATCCCCTGCGGTGCGGTACATGGCCGGTCAATAATGAAGTGAGGACCAACAAACCACGATTCACGGATCCGGCTAACCCTTGCCATAGTTATCTGCACCCGACCAGTGGCCACTGCTACAGCATGCATTACGCTATTCTTATCATACTCAACCACCCGCCCATTGCTCAATTGTAGGATTGGCAAACGCTGGAAGGTTCGATAGTAAATGACCTGAAGCAATACGCGCTTACGGTTGGATGTTACCCACTCGGTACTCTCACGGCTCCACGATTGATACTCTTCATAGGCACTCATCAGATCCGATTCTTGCCCAGCAGCCAGAACAGTATCAACAAAACCTTTCCATTCATTCAGTGAGTAATCGATGATTTGTGCTTTATCTGGGAAAGTCCCTTTTACCTCATCCACATCCAGCCAGCGCTTACGCATCAGCCAACGACAATCACTCAGGTCCGCCTCACGACTGAACCAATCCCAATAAACCTCGTTACGGTGGACAGTAGATACTTTGAATTTATTGGCAAACGGATCATCGTTACGACGTACCTCTACCCATGATAAACCGGCTTTGATTTGCTCTGCATAGGCATCACTACGGGCTTTATTTAACCCACTTAAGCGGCAAGCATCAGCAAACTCGGCATTCACTGCCTCGGCCATGACCTCCATTTCTTCATTGGGATCATCAGCAATGACCATCAAATCAGTACGAGTCTTAGCCTCCATACCCAGCACACCATCGATAGTGGGCGCGATAAGGTTATGTTGCGTTAATGGCTGCCCACGCTCACGCAGTTTGGCGACGACCTCCGGCGCAAGCTGATCCCCATCATAATAGGCACACGCGGTATTCGCGCTGGTGCGCCAGTCTGGCTGATGGTCAATATCTGAAGAGATATCCATCAAGCGCTCTAACGTGAAGCGGTCGCGGTTTGCTGGCTGAGCAGATTCAGTTTGGTTAGTAGCGATATTCATCAGATAGCCATCCAGTGTTTAGGTTTAGAACGGTCAATAGGCTTATTTTTAGGGCGTGCTGGCATACGGGCTCTCATTTCTTGTGCAATGGCATAGCTCATCACTTGGTCATCGAAACAACCTGTTTGAGCATTCATGCGACCTCTTGCGTCGTAGACGTAGGTATTCAATTCATTGATGGTGCCAATCCAGCGAACTCCAGAGGCGTTCTCACGAAGCAATGATTTAAGCCCTTCAATAATGACCGGCTTACTTTGTGCTGTGGTCAGCCAGCCAAGCTTTGGCGTTTCATCATCATGATCACGGTCGAGGTATTGCTCTGAATAGATTGAACGGTGTGGGTAAACTTCGCGTAACTTCTGTATGACGGCATGACCATGGTTATTTCGTTCTGGTCCAATAAATGCCGTGTTGTACCATTTGCCAACATGAGCCAGCAGTTGAGCATATAATTCAGCATCCAAATAACCGAACCAGTGGGCGACCTGCTCCCCGGTAGACTTCTTCACTACATCAAATGATGATCGGTCACGGTTTTCCAAACCTTCGGCCACATCCCCACCAATGGCATAATCCTCATCCGGATCTGGCAACTCCCACACCAATAAGTGGTTCAGTAGCGTGCGTTGAAGCTCTTCGGAGTTACCCGCCCGTAATGCCTGCACTTTGGTCCGTTTGCCGGTGACTGGCTCAATGTCATATACCAGTAACGGAGGCTTACACTGACCTTCAGCTTTCATGACGTTAATGGCGGCGAATACGCGGCGGCCGGACGTTAGAAAAGCCTCAGATGGCGTACTGGGGAATTCCTGTTTCATTTCCTCCTGTTGCTCAATTTCTTTGCGGATATACCACTGTTTTTGTTCATCGAGCAAAATAATGCCCATCGCTTGCTCAACAGCAGCAAAATACTCCCGATGGTATTTACTTAAACGCAGGCCACCATCCGGTACCGGAGCCTGATATTTAGGATCCTGCCACCACGCGAAGAAATGGAATCGATAGTCTTGATCGGTAAGGTCAATATTGGATTGAGCCAACTCCAGTGACCGGGTACTCATTGAATGAAAATCGCCACCAACACCTTCTGCGGTGGATTCAATAAAGACAATACAACCATCATGAATGGCGTTTAATGTGCCGGTTCGGACTTCTTTCGCTTTAGCCGGATACTTAGCGCAGATCTTCCCATGCTCAGAAATATGCAAACGCTGAACTGTGCCAGAACGAAATGATGTTGCAACTTGAATGCTTGAACCATGAGCAAACAGAATGTACCCACCATTTGCACCACTACGCCGTTCCGTCACTTTAAAAGTACCACGCAGCCATCCGGGTAGGTGATCGAAGGGTATAGCTATCTTGGTACGGAAGATTTCACCTGCTGCCTGTTTATCTTGGGCAATGATGCCGCACTTGAGGTTTTTACTAAATAACGCCTGGTCTAACAGATAAATATCAATTGCCGTTGAGAAGCCAAGTTGTCGCGCCTTTAGAACGATATTGCGTGAATGCATCGTTTCAAACAGCTTGCGCTGAGCTGGCCGCATTTTAAATATGACTAACTGGCCCTTTTCATTCTCAATCTTGTAAAGGTTATTAAGTCGCCACCATGGATTACTCAGCTTGGATACAATAAACAGCCGCTGTTGTGCTGGTGTCATTCCAGCTAACTCATCATCAGCAAGTGCTTTATCGTAGATCGGCACAGACATCAAGAAAGCATCCCATTGCCCGACATATCTTGAATATCCTGAACCACATCACTCATTGGTGTTGTTACGTCTTTGCTTTCAGCAGATAACTTTTCAGTTTCAGCCTTTAATTTTGCGGTGGCCGCTTTAATACGATAGGTATCAGCGGTTAAACGAGGTCCGTTGATGGCATCCAACTTCAATTTACTCAAGCTGTTCTCTATGGATTCAATACGTCCAATGTTTCTATCCAGAGCCGACTCGGCCTTTAACAGCTTGTCGTACAGTTCAATTCGAGCTTCAACAGACTCAGCAGCAACTAAATCCTCATGAATCTTGCGCATGGTTTTGGTGACTGACAGCGCACGAGCTCGAGTGAATATAAGTTCATCATGAAGATCCGAACCCTCAGCAGCTTCAAACAAATCATCAGCATTCAGATAGCGTGCGTAAGCACCATGCTTTCTGGCTGCCTGATTGCCCGGAGTAAAAGCACCAACGGGATTGGGATTACCTGCATTGCCTTCTGAATGACGATTGCCTTTGGTGAATCGACCATTGCCAGACCTGCCGGAGTTCGGTTTCTCGACTGGCTCTGACTCAGGATCGCGACCATCGTCTGTGTCCGATGATAATTTCTGTTCTTCCTCGTCAGTGTCATCACTGTTTGCGCATTGTTGCGCAGTAGTATCGGATTGCGCATTGTGCGCAGTTCTACGGGGTTTCTTTTGCGCAGACTGCGCAGCACGAGGTTTGATATAGCGGCGTGCAGATTGATAATTAAGTCCGTGCTGTTCACACCATTGCTGAGCGGTAATCCCTGTATCAGCGTTATCAGCCAGAAAGGCAGCTTGTAACGCTTCCCAATCATGCTTTGCCATAGTGTTCTATAGGTCTGTTGTGATTCATTATTGAGCCACCTCTTGGGAAGTGACTCTGTAATGACTTAAACAGCCTGAATCCCTGTGTTCTTATCCACACTGAGAACATCTAATACATGCCGGCCACTTAGCGCCCTCACCGGCTCCCGCAGCTCAAATGGGTAACCATCTATTTTCACGGTTTGCCCGATAGGCAATTCATACTCACCAACAGGGTTGACCGCTGGCTCATTACCTAGGATGCACCAATCTTCTGCTAACATATCGGTTTGGGATGCCAACCAACCTGGCTGCATCTCACCTGTGGCGGTTTTCATATCGATATGAGGGTTGATGGTCACAACGCCTTGGGGAGAAACGGTCAAGTCTGCATATGGTGTTCCCTCGTTAGGCACTACATCTTTAGTGCCTGAGATAAGAATTAGAAACATGCCTTTTCCATTCCACCCTGTGCGGGCCACTTTACATCCAGCTTTTAGTGCTTGAATTGCTTGTCCGAAATTCATAGTCATTTCCTGTTGAAGTGATTGTTAACCTAATTTGGCACGTACAAGGCAATCCTTAGCCTCTAGTAACTTGCGCAGCCCAGCCGCTTTCTCTGCGCTATCGGGTAATTGCTCATCCATTGCTATGGCTAAATCACCAATTGGCTTACTGACTTCCTGAAGCACTGGTGGTAAATGGGCATATGCAAAATATTTGATAATTGGTGAGGCCATACTTCACTCCTGTTTTGTTGGTTGTTGTGATGGTAGGTTGCGGATTGACTCTCTATCGTTATTAGCCCGGTCTAACAGTGTCAGTAACGGGTCAAGCCACAGCACTGCTTGACGGTAAGTCATTCTGCTGGGGGAAGTGGTACTAGTAAGGGTTCCGTCAGGCTGGCCGGAATTGCGCATTGCCCTGGCACGTAGACCGTCCGTATAGTCGTACATCCGCTGAGCAATAGAATCAGGGATATACCGATCAGCGCATTCCTCAACTTTGAGGTCTTTACGGTTTTCAATTTGCCTTTCCTCGCTTTTGGCAAAAATGGTGACGTTATAGCTACCGGCCTGAGCAGCTATCTCATTGGAGCGCTGGAAGTGGAAAGCCTGTAATGCCAGAGTGGCTTTTGATTCATCCAGATCACTTTGCAGTTGTGATAATTGCCCAGCTTTCTCAACAGCAGATTGGTGGAAATAGAAAGCAGTACCGCCGAGGCACAAGATCACCACCAGCAGAACGCTGGCAATCGCGATAAGTATTTTTGTGGACATATCAGGATCCGGGCTTAAAGCCGTTCGCTATGAAAAAAGCAGGGGTAATGGCATACACCAGTGGTTCAGATTTCACGTAGCGTTACCAAAACAACTTAAAAATGGGTGTTATTAGCTAATTTATAAGGTTTTTATGGCATCAGACATAATTCGCGCTCAACTTCACGGCGATTAACTAACCCCTTCCAGACCTTGCCACCCGCTTTAATCCATCGACGTAACTCATCGCACGCGCCTGATGTATCACCTCGGTTTAGCTTTTTCACCATTGTTGAATTGGTCATGGCAGAAATACCGACGTTGTAGCCAAATGATGCCAGAGCAGCCTTGCGGAAATCAGACATGGGAACTTTAACAATGCGGTCGATGGCGGCAAATACGGGGATCAAGTCTTGATGCAGTAAAGCGTCGCATTCAGTATCGCTGTAGCGCTTCCCGAGGATGATATCTTTGCCGGTATGCCCATCACAAACAGTCAACACGCCAACCACGTCGTAATAAGGCACATACTCTCGCCCTTCTAATCCGTCATGGCCGCCGATTAGAGCCACTGCTATTGCCATGGCACCACCCGCTACGACACTGGCAATTTTAGTCATTAACCGTTGGGGGACTGCCATTATTTCGATCCCCGTATAATGGCGTATCCTTCGCGGGCTGCTTTCTCTATGGCTTTGGTTTGACGACGTTGCCAATAGGCATTTAAAAAGAACGTGGCGACGCAGATGATGATGCCGATAACAATGGCCCAATCATTGAGGGTTAAATCATTTAACAGCCTCCCTAACTTGCCAATAATCACCATCACCACCCCAGTAATGTACGAAGCCAAGGATGTTTTTTCAGGCATTTTCATGCTCCACCTCCCCGGTTTGGGGAAATAAAAAAGCCTGCTGGGCGAACCATGCAGGCTTTCGGGGTAGTCAGGACTGACCGGAACTGACCAATAAAAAACCGGAGCAGCTTTTAAGCATACTCCGGCATCTTTCGGAAATTTAGCGCATATTAACTTCTGGGTCAACTAAATGAAAATCACCCCAAATCAAAGTTAAAATTAGGTATTTTTAAAGTCCCATCCCTTACTTTATCAATAACTAAACTGAAGAACGCTTTATCACCAGAATCAAAGTTACCGCTCCTAGAAAAGTCAGTTAACTGTTTAGTCTCTTCGGAATCGTTCAATAAGTGCGGATACTTAATCGAAAACCAGCAAAAAAACACTAAAACTTCCAAGCACCACTTCTTTTTAAAGGCGTTATACATTACTAATACATCAAGACAAACCATGTCGTTAGTTTCTGGATCAAACTCATGTATTTGATCAGAATCATTATCTGCATGTTTGAAAAAATTGCGAGACTTAAATATAGCTCTACGCCATTCCTGCAGCTTCTCTGGTCTTATATGATCATCACCCCTTAGAAAACCTTTAATTTGGCTTTTTTTTCCAATATCGTAAAGAACTTGGCCAGAGGCTTCTAATAAGGTCCTCACTGATATGGGGTCTTCCTCTCTGAAGAACATTCTTATTGCTTGAAGTAACTGTCTTTCTGCAACATCAAATTTAGTTAACTTTAATTTCATCTTGTCAGTGCGCCCCATAGCAACCTCACCCAAGTTTTTCTAGCTGAATTCTTTCAATTAAAACCTCACCGGCATTCGACTCTTCAACATACAGCCACTGCATGCATTCCTTAATCAGTGGCGCATATTGTTCAGCCCACTCCCTGGCCGGTATCTCAGTCCCTATGATACCCATGGATTTGCGCAGATGTTCCATTGTTGGCGATATACGGCCACTACCGCCGCATTCGTTGCATATTTCGGGATGAGGTCGCAGCGTTTTACCGGCACCGTGACAGCGGGGGCAAACTTGTGTGATGGCCGCTTGCTGGTCGGCCCATGACCGTAACGCGCCACGCTCTGTTTTGACTTTTGCGTGAAGTTTACTGATTTGAAGGGAAATAGATTCAATGATTCCATCATGCTGAGACTGAGCTTTGTCTCTTTCCAATAATTTGATTTGCTGCTGAAGTCCTTCAACGACTTTTCTTGTCATCCCTGTGCGAGATCCGTAACGCCGTAGTAAAGCTGCAATTTGTTCTATCTGTGCCGGAAGATTACGATCTAAAACTATATTAAGCGCTAACTGGCAGGCTGCAATGGCACCGGGGGGATGTGGTCGCTTATGCAACCATATACTAATAGCGGCCCGTATACGTTGTTCAGCTTTGCAGTCACTGCGGTATTTGGTCATCAAGATATCGAACCCGACAGGATGTATATGCTGACAGGTCGCGAAAGTCCCTAGTATCTGGTCTTTGGTAAGAACTGCACGACCTCGGCCAATGTTCAGCGATTCGATGCTGACACAGCGAGGATCATGCATTTTGATAAGTTGTTCAATTGCAGTGGTCATATTGGTCAGTCCTGTGTTTTAAAATCACAAGACTGATTCTATAGTTCATTTCATAAATCGCAATAATAATGAATCAATTGCAAAAAATGAAATCATTTTGTATTCCCATCATGTACAAAATCATCACTGCCAACACGATGAGAACCATAAGCAACTTTATAATCAGAGTCATACTCAGCTCTTTTTTCTAAAGCTTCTTGCTCAGTATTAAATGTCTCAACAAAATGCCACGGTGAATTGCGGAAAACTCCGTATCCAAGTACCCATCCTTTGTTATCTGGGTCTATTAAGAAACTGCTATAGTTTTTCATTTAATCCCTCAGGTATTTGTCATTTGATAAGTAAGAGATAATAGCATCTTTAGCACTTAAGAAACTGTAGAAGACATCTACTTTGTAACCTATGTCAGTAAGTTTCACTAACCAACAATTTTGATTATTATCTATTTGGCCCTTGCTACTCTTCATCTCAATCCACAAACCAGCATACCCTCCACGCGGTAATGCCAGAAACAAATCTGGCACTCCTTTTCGCAATCCTAGCCGCTTAGCATCCCTAGCCGCCTTTGGCCCACGCTTCCCCTCATTGGGGATATGGATCAGATAGTCCCCAATACAAATACCATCAATAACAGTTTTATCTGCCCACTCAATAAGCGCAGCCTGTTCCTCTGTTTCCGGCTGACGATTCACTTTCCGTACATTACCGTTACGCACTTCCAGCTTGGCCTGAGTACCCACCGCGTCTATTGCATCTATGCTATTAAGCAAACTGGCCCCCTTTAGCAGTTACCAGTGATTCCTCTAGCCAGATCCTGAATGTGGCATGCAACGCCATCAATATCGTTTCTTCAAGTTCGCCGGGACGCCAGTCATAGGGTACCCGGCCATCAATAACATCATGGCAGCAATTGCACCCGAATACGGCCCAATAGTCATCTGACTTATATCCCATTCCATGAGTTGAGCTAGGTAAATGGCACAATACCGTTGTTTCGGGATTACTGTTACAGATACCGGGGATCTGGAGTGTGCAGCATTGGCCCCGCGCAGAATCGCGGAGGGCTTTACTTCTAAATGCTGGGGATTTCATATCAGTACTCCAGCAACTGGTTAACTGCCTGTTCCATTTCATACTCGTTATCAAAGTGCTGGCCTAATGTCTCATTCCAGATAACACCGGCCACGCCTTTATAGATACGGTCAAAAGCCCCCTGATCCATATTCACAAACGCTATGCTCCAACGCTGTTTCAATGTGCCACCTTCAGGATTTGGCATCAGGTCATAGAATCCGGCTTTGATCATTACGTGGTTAAAATAAGCGGTATCAGTCTTTACCGCCTCCCCATCAAACCTTTTCTGGCGCTGCCTGATTACCCTGTCTAATACTGCTTGAGCAATAGACTTGGTAACTTTTTCATAGAGTTCTGGATCTCCAGCGGCACTACCCACGGCTTTAGCCACCTCGTGTGCTATCCACTCTTCTGGCGCACTAACAAAAGTCCAATCCGGCACCCAGTATGAAAAACCCAACTCCAGCAGCTTCCAGAATTTGCGATGGTGTTTTAAGTTGCGACGGTCACCAATTGGACTCATTGAGATTGGAGTGCCCGCAGGCACCCCTTTCATAGTTTCCCGATCATGATCAGTGGCGTACTTGATTCCACCACCAGGTAACAGGACGCCCAGAACCTCAGTCTTTTTCTTTCTCGGGGACTTAGTTCGCTGCGCTGTTGTCATGCTGCCACCTCTTTACGTTCTACGCACATCTCCGGTAAGTTGGCACGAACTAATGCCTCTGCAAATGGCGGTGGCACTGCATTGCCACACCGCGCTACTTGTTTATCTTTAGCGTATTTCTGTCCTGAATAATCTTGATCGATGATGTACCAGCTCGGGAAGCCCTGCGCAGCGTATAGTTCATGGGGTTGCAGCATGCGCATGCCGATATCGACGATTTGATAATCAATCCCTTCAACTGTCACCAGTCCAAAACGATCATTAGTGGTCACGGTATGCAGTGGATCGCTAAGGCTAACGCCCTCTTTCTCATTGCCGTAATACTTGAGCAGGAATGCACGAACCTCACCAAAGTGATTGCCACCGGCTGTGACGGTCTGCAATGGTGTATCTGTAGGCTGCCCTGTGTTTGTACCGCGCATCTTAATGAGATTGGATGTGACCAAAGCATGATGATCGACCGTTGTCACTGTATGAGCTGGCTGGTCCAGATCTGCACCGGGACCGGTATAGTTACCGCCGAAGTGCTTAGCAAGGAATGCGGTGCACAGTAGATGTTCAGCCTTGCTCACTACCGTAGTTAGCGGTTTTCCTGCCTCATATGCCATACGATCACCACCGAACCCGGTTTGACCGATACGGGCAATGACTGGAGCAATAAGGCAAGAATGATTTGTATTGCAAACTGTGTGCATCGGTTGTTCCGCAGAACGTGGTTTGGCTGAGTATTTAGGCCCACCCGCGCCAGCAATGAACGGGGTAAGTTTCGCTTCAACCATTCCCAAAGCATGACCATTACCACCAGGACGAATAGAACTACCGGCGGTGATTGTTGGCAATGGTTCATCGCATTCCTGCCCCGTAGCGCCAGAGCGAAATTTAGTGATATGAGGTGCAACAAGTGCATAGCCGTGTGTTTTGGTGATGGTCTGTAATGGCTGATCCAGAGCTTGGCCTCTAAAACAGTCGTAAGATGTTTTAGTGCTGGTGTGGTTACATTTCACGATAAACGGCGTGGGGTTATCCATAACAAAGCGTTGAATGCCACGCGCTATACGCTTCAATGTGTTCTCGGCCAGCGGTTTCTTGCGCTCAAAAATACTCGGGCAAGGGATTGACCAGTCAATGCATTCAGCAGCAGTTCGCCACGCCGCACGGTGGCCGCTTTGAACTTCCAGTGACTTAGGATCACCGTGAGTCGGCTCCGGCCAGACTACGGGTTGCCCGTCACAGCGCATGACCATGAAAAAGCGCTTTCTGATAGTTGGCGCACCATAATCACTGGCCCGAAGCTCTCTGAACTCCACTAAATAGCCTAAACCAGAAGCCAAACGCTGAGCATCAGCACCATTGATATCAAGCCCTAACACGTCACAGCATTCCTGCAATGCTGGATGCCCAGCATCAATACCCGTGGTCAACATGCCAACGAATGCCGCGAATGTCTCACCAGCACGACGAGGATCAGGATGCTCGGTACCATCTTCAGCAGTGAGCAGTGGCCCCCACGTCTTAAACTCTTCGACATTCTCAAGCATCATTACGCGAGGACGCTTAGTTAATGCCCAACGCATTAATATCCAAGCAAGCCCACGAATCTCTTTTTTAACAGGCTTACTGCCCTTGGCCTTACTGAAATGACGGCAATCAGGACTGAACCATGCTAGGCCAACAGGTTGGCCAGCGGTCGCGGCTATTGGGTCAATATCAAATACCGATTCACAATAATGCAATGTGTCGGGGTGATTGGTGGTGTGCATGGCGATAGCATTTGGATCATGATTGATTGCAATATCAACACTGCGACCGATAGCCAGCTCAATCCCGGTAGAAGCTCCACCGCCGCCAGCAAAATTATCTACGATTATTTCCTTATTCATACTGTTGCTCCCATAGCGACGGTGAGCGTTGTTGCGGCGGTAATGATTGCATCAGACGGGATACCATCTAATTTCATGCGGTTGATATTGCCTAAGACTTTGTGTTGCAGATCGACCGGTAATTCAGCGGCACCAGGTACTTTGTTGAAATACAGATTTACTTCGACTGGCCAGACGGTGTTACCGGTTTCAGGTACCGGAATAATTTCAGGAATATTTTGCAATTGGTTTTGTGGTGCCAGACGTTCTGCTTCTCTGCGGATCTGCGCTAAGAATGCCTCACCCGTGGCAAGTAATTGTTCACGGCTGATGTAGCTAATCGCAGGACCACGCCATTCCTTATCGAAAATGGCAATAGCCGCGCCAAATCCAGCATTGCAAGCCACTTGAGTGCTATCTTCTGGACGGAACCATGTTGGTACTTCAAAACCAATTCTGCCGCGAATGAACGCAATATGGTCTGCTTCTTCAGGCCACCACACCTCGGATGTTGCCGCTTTGGTCAAATAGACATATCGACCGCCGCGTTGTCGCATTTCGGATGTATAAGCCATGATGTGCCGCATACCTGTGATGTATTGCCCTTCATGCTTTTTCGCCGTGCTGTAGGGAGGATTAGCGAAAGCTGCGCCTTTGAGCTCTATTAGTTTGGCCGACCAATCTTGAGTAAGCGCGTTATCTTCCGCGGTGTAATAAGCGGGTGTTTTCGCATTCTCGCCATCACTGAACAGATCCAGCACTAACGGGCCGAACATCGCATTAATCCCCCAAAACAAAGCATCAGGCGTGCGCCATTGGTCGCCAATGAGTTTCAACTTATGCGTTGATGCTGACTTCAAGGCTTCAAGGTCTTGCACATACTGAGTATCAGCAAACTCATTCATTGCATGCCTCCTTGCGTGGTAGGAACCAGACGATAAAACCAAACCCGCTTGCCGCTATCCTCGTTGCGGACAGTTCTGACCTGTTTCACCAGACCATGACGGACAGGATTTATTTCACGCAGACGTGCGCTTATAGCGGTCTGAGTATCACCTTCGCCGGGGAACATCTGGGATAGTAACTTTTCGAGATCGCGCAGTGTTCGCCAATCAGCACCACTGGCAGCAGTGATAACGCGGTTTAGCTGGCTGTTTGCATCACTTAACCGGCCAGCAAGGCGCATAGACCTTATTTCTTTATTGATACCAACCCTTTCGGCATTGGGTACGTGCGGCTTGACCACCATTACGCGCCCTCCCCGATCAGCACTTGACGGGTTCCGTCTGGCGTTGGTTGTGACACAATGCCTTCAACCTGCATTCTTTCAAGTAGCCAGGCGGCGCGGTTATAACCAATGCGGAGTTCACGCTGTAGCCCTGAAATTGAGGCTTTACCTTTCGTCTTGATGAAGTTAACAGCTTCTGGATAACGATCATCATCGTCCCGTTCTACACCGTCCAAATCTACCCACGAACTGCTAGTTGCTTCTCCACCTAATGCGGAAACAAGATCCGCAATTAAGGCAGATAGCTCCCCCGCCATCAGAATAAAATCAGCATCAAATCGCTGAGCGTAGTCTTCCCGATCAATATCGTCGTTTTGCTCCAGCAGCGTGGCGCTGTATTTCACTTTTTTCAGGCTGCCATCGTCGGACAACATGAAACTGATACGTTCCCGCCATTCCAAAGCCAGCTTAGTAACCAGTTTACCGGCGGCAATATGTCCGCGGATCTCATCGCTCACCAAATCTTGATGCTTGCTGCGCAGAATACCGCCCTGCTCCAAAACGGCTTTTAGCTCGGCTTCTTCCTGAAGCAGAAACCCAGCAGGCGCAGCACCTGAGCGCAACCATTCGGTTAACGTCAGTTCAATCGGGGTATTGAGTGTCAAAGGGACAACAGGAAGCGAACCCATAGTTTTGCGCAGTAATGCCAACGCATTTTCAGCTTTCCGCGCGCTGGCTGCATCGATGATGATTAACCCAGCCCCTGCGTTAATCCAGATGGATGTTGTAAAGTATTTGCTAAAGGCACGTGGCAGTAGAGTCTGGATAACTTCATCTTTCAGCGAGTCTTTTTCTGTTTTTTTCAGTTTGCGGTGTTGCTCTTGCTCCAAACGTTCAACTTTACCCGCCAGCTCGCGGGCGATAACCGGCGCAGGTAAATCCTTTTTTTCACACTGCAATGTGATCAGGATTTGCTTGTTAGCCACATGCGCTAGCGTGGTGCTTTCGTTACCCATTGGCGATATCCAACCAGTTTTCGCCATATCCTGGCTACCACACGGCGTAAATGCGAATTGTGCCATTTGTTCTTCCAATTCGGCGAAAGAGACATCGCGAGATAGTTTGTAAATCAACACGTTTTTGAAATTAATGCTCATTGGTCAGTCCTCGGTAATTTGATTATTTTGCAAACCGTGGTCGTCGATCTGCTTTGATGCTTCTTGGTGTTTGCTCTCCAGAGACTCTTGTAATCTGATACTTTCATCGCGCCATTTCCTTGCTCGTTCCTCCTGATCCTGTTTAATTTTGTCTTTCAGTTCGTCTAAAAAATGACGAATCTTTGTTGGAACTCCTTCCCCAAGCTTGTTTTTGTCTGGTAGCAATAACTGATATTTCTCAGCTTTAGGTTTGGGCAGGAGTCCTGTTGTTACCGCCTGTTCAACCGTGCGTTTTACCGTTTCTTTGTCCCACCCCTCCGACACTGACCACTCCGGTGATCGACCTGTCCCTTGTGCTGCTTTAGTCAACCGCTCATAGGCCGCAATGAAAGCCATACGCGCCCCAACTTTGTCGCCTTCCTGCATAATTGGCTGAGCAATATTCCATGCTTGGGCAATTTCATTCGTCCAGACCACGGTATTAGCCTCATCTTGCGCGGGTAATGCCAATGCCCACGCCTCATTCGCCGAGAGCCAATCTGGTTTACCGGCAATATTTTGAATATTGCGGATAATATCGGCAGGTTTTGGCGAGAAACGGCCTTGATCTGGATCCGTCAGCCAGTTGCTGAATGCATGACGAACTGTGTCGATATCGTAGGGGAGCAACGCATTCCAATAGAGATCGAGCACTGCCTTTGATGCATCTTTGCCGTATATCGCAAGAGTGGCTTTCATGATCTCCGCGAACTCACGTTTATCATCTAAACCCTGCATGCTCACCGCCCACCATTGACAAAATCGTCAGCAACCCGTGCGTTATGCGCCTCCAGTGCTTCCTGACGACTCATGCCGGTGTTACCAGCGCACTGATTCTGTGGCCGACTACGATTCTGTAACCATTCAAATTTTAACCCCTGCCAACCGGCGGCCATGGCTTCAGATAGCGAATCATTAACAGACCATCCAACAGCAGCCGCTTTACTCAACTCCTTACCCAGCATGTTAACCACGGTCTGAGTCATTGGTGCTCGTTTTGCTTTTCGGTGTATTAGGTAGTCCTCCCAAATTTCTGGGCTAACCGTCATTGGGAAAGACGAAAAATCAAATACCGAACTTTTAACAGCCTTACGTTTTCGCTTCTCTGAAGTAGTCTCTGCTGTAGTCTCTGTAATCTCTGTATGAACATCAGGGCAATCTGCCCTCTTCAGATGGGGGCAATCTGCACTAATGGATGGGGGCAAGTTGCTATCTCCATCAGGGCAATCTGCCCCCTTGGACTGTGGCAATTTGCTGTCGCTATTTAGCGCGTCACACTCATAGTTAATCGTGTAATAATTCGTCATGTCGCGTTGCGCTTTTGCCAATTGTTCAACACGAACACATCCCAACTTTTCCAGCGTCAAAAGCGTGCGTTTTACCGTATCAATTGACCAAAATGGAAACTGTTTCACCCACTCTTTATGAGTGTTGTAAACCCACTGAATACCTTCTTGCTCAATGCCTGAGTTAGTTTCTGTTAGCCAATAGTTAATCTGCTGCAAAACGATGGCTTCATTCAGACCGATACGGGCCGCTAACTCTGGATTTATCACCAGTGGCCGATATTTAAATAACAGGCTCATAGCTCCCCCTACGGCTGTTTGGTATCTGAGGGACTATGTTGACGGGAATAAAATGCCTGAGTGACACCAGACAAAGCCCCTGTGATAGCCATACGGCGGGCCTCCTGCCCGTCAATAGCCAGTTTTTTACCCACAATATTGGCAATCAGTTCTACCGATTGTGTGGTCGTTGGCGTGATATTGGTCATTGGGATATCTCCTGTCTGATTGGAAGTTCAGGCAGCCATTCAGGTACCGGCAGCCCGGCGAGTTTTAATTCGGCATGAACATGAACTAGCATTTCTGGAGCTTCAGCGAACATCGCCAAAAATCCACGAATTGCGGCCACATTGGTTTCTACTGCGGGGTTTGAGTCCAGTGCATGAGCGGTGCTTTTTATGGCCACTGCCTCGCTTTCTGTCCATCTGGTCTTAATCTGATCTTCACGAACGGTATGGAACGGTAAACCGTTCTTCCCCACCTTTTTGCGGGATAGCAACTCCCGCCGAACGTCAGAGGCTATCGCAGCCCCTGCCGTTATACCGGCAGGTTGGTAAATTGTGGTCATTGGTCAGTCCTCTATCTTTACTGATGAGCTGGCTTGGTCAGAACCAGACTAAGATTTTCTGGGTTTCGGCCATAGTCGGCCGGGTTATAGGTGTATGGGATGTCCGTAGACATATGACAAAGCAAGGCAACCTTTTCAGGAGCTACCTTTCTCCATGGGAAAACAGTTGGTCGCTCAACACCAAAGGCTTTAGCGATCTCACTGTCAGTTCCATATTTATCTTTTAGAATTTGGTATAGCGTTTTAGGTGTTGTGTTCATGGTTACCTCCATCTCGCAATGTAAACTAACTTACAAAGCAAAGCAAAGAAATTGACGTAAAGTAATCTACGTAGATTTTCCGTATCTTGATAACTATGAAAACTTTAGGTGAACGTTTTAAATGGCGTCGTGAGCAGCTAGATCTGACTCAAGAAGAGGCCACAAAAGGCATAAACCGCTTACTCAAAAATGAGCGGTCTAAATTTACGCGCGTCACGATCAGCAATATCGAAAATGGCAACCAGCAAAGCATGAAAGATAAAGTGCTACTGGCGGTGGTACAAGTACTGAAGTGCTCTGCTGAGTGGCTAGTAAACAACAATGGACCTGTTGAGCTATCTGAATTTTATAATAATTCTTCTTTTAAGATGGTTCCTGCTCTGGGCTGGGATCAGATCATTCCATTTACTGAATCTCAGCTTCAACCACCTAAAGATTCAGTATTCTCGCCTTGCCCGGTTAAATGCAGTATTAAGGCCTACTCGTTACTAGTAGTAGGTGAAGAAATGCAGCCTCGCTTTGAGGGTGGAGATACCATTTATATCGATCCCGAATTGATTGAACCCCAGAATGGAAAGTTTGTTATTGTTAGAAAGAATGTAGAGTTAGACATCTCATTTAGACAATTACAACTTATTGATAATCAATGGTTTTTAAAGGCATTGAATCCTGATTACCCACCTGAAATAAAATTCACTAAGATTAATGATGGATATGACATCATTGGAACTGTTATCTGCCATTTAAAACCCGTTTAATTTACCTAACTTAATATTTCAGGAATGAGATATGCAAAAGATACCCACTTTAAAAGGGAAGTTTTCAACTAACTTTATAATATCAAATGTTTTGGTGCTTTCATTTATCTTGCTGTTTATTAATGAATATAATGAAGGTAATCTGAATATAAACTCTTTTGTCATAAAACTCGCGCCAACAGTTGCCATTAGCTTAATGGCTCTGGGAATATCAGCCTTAAGGTTGAAGCGTAAAAGTGGCTCACCAGCGGTTATATTTTGGGTAATAGCTACAATATTCATTGTGATACAAGCAGTTAGTGGTTACCACAAAAATGAAGATCAAACTCCAATTGAACGTGTCATAGCAAAGAGTTCGATTTTAGAAACCAGATTGGATATGCAGCCAGCCTTTAAATCAGATACCATTTCATTGGCTAAGAAATATTTTAAAAATATGGGGGGCATGGCTGAATGGAAAGGAAGGCCAGAAGATGAGCGGGCGTCAAGAGCTATAACCGCCGCCCTTTCATTCTTACCAGATGAGCAAGTGCGAGAGTCGGATAAGTATGTTTATGCTTTAATAACCAAAACAAACCCAACTATCAATGCAAAAGAGTTATTAGCACAAATAAGAATGTATCCAATTGATTATATTAAATTAATAAACAAAGATTTGTCATCTAACTTTGATAATCCTAGTGAAAAAACCCTTCAGTTTATTATTCAAGTTACCATTAACACTATACCACTAGCTTAGATCCCATACTTAAAAAGATAACAATTTCATGGCGTTATCTTTTTTCGCCCATTTAAGTAGAAAAACTTACGAAATCTATTTGACCTTTAATGTAGAAAAACCTACATTAAACCATCCCATAAGGATACGCTCTTTAACAAACAGGTTAAGTGACACCAAACGGTCCGCGTGTACCGGTCACGGCTCAGCTAAACCACGGAATACTCACAATGGAGGAAAAAGTCATGAAGTAAAAAACGGTTAGACCGCCAATGAAATTACCTTAACGGTTCTTTCATCGTGAAGACGGCGTACTACGGTCTGGCTCCCACGGCGACGTAGTGAGGGAGAGGAAGCGAAAGCATCACTGAGTTACGGGTGGCGTCCGATTTAACGCGTAAGCAGCCTAAAAATGAAGAGTGGATTTACCCTGTCGATGTTCGCGTCGGCAGGCATAAATACCACTGAGTAGAGTTGATAATAGCTAGAGAAGTAAATGATTTTGTTGGTTGGGGATTAGATGGTCATGGTAATGCAACTTTATTCTGTAGCAATTGCCGTGCTGTATTTTACAAAATCTCTAACCATTTGAAAATAATTCAAGCTCGGCGTGTGTTTAGTAAAAAGCACAAATGCGGGACCAACCGCAAATCTACAGAGGACTGACCAATGGCTACAACATCTCGTCAAAAACGAATGGCAAAGAAACGCAACGCCCATATTCAGGCACTGGCTAAGCGTGAAAGTAACCGAGTTGAAAGAGCAGTATTAGTGATGGTGCGGTGCAAACCGATGCCAGATATGCCAGCAATACCCAGCAAGTTAAGAATCTCAGCAGATCCAGAAAAACGGATTGCAGCAGTTGCCCGCCAGAAGATGAGAGGTTGCAGTAAATTACCTCGTGGCGTTCGTTAGTAGAAACCCAAATCAAACCATCAGAGCTACAGCTTAGGCTGTGGCTCTTTTTTTTACCTATAAGGAACCAAAATGAGCAAATTACCAGCAATTAGTATGAAACAAATTGAATCTTCCCAGATCCACAGCATCGGCCATGACCCGGTTAGCAACACACTGGCGATTCGCTTTAAGTCAAAAGGTGAACCGGCTGCGCTGTATCACTACCAAAATGTATCCTCTGATGCTTACGCAGCGTTCTCCGGCGCTGAATCAATCGGCTCCCACTTCTACCGTAATATAAAACCAGATACCGATCGTTACCCATTCCAACGCATCAATGAAAAGAAAGACTCCGAATAATCAACGATCTTTCACCATGCGCCTAATCAGTAAGGGCGCATGAGTAAGACCATTGAGGAAAACATATTGGACACATCTAAAATTAAGACCCCAACCAATCCAAGTCGAACAGCTACTGCCCGAGTAAAAAACCCGCTTCCAGTTCCTACAGAGTGCCACTTTTGCTCTGGTAGCGTTCAAATTGCCACACACCAAGAAGTTTATGGGCGCGACTACAGCGACTGGCCTTATGTCTATTTATGCCAAAACTGTGGCGCGTATGTGGGATTACATCCATTCACCGCAATTCCGTTAGGAACATTGGCTGACAAAGCCACCAGGCAAGCTAGGAAAGAGTGCAAAAGCCCATTTGAAAGCATTTGGAAATCAAGGCTTATGACTCGCTCTCAGGCATATGGATGGCTAGCTGAGAAAATGGGGATCCCCACTGGAAAATGCCATTTTGGCTGGTTTGACATTAAGCAGTGCCAACAAGCGAAACGGATATGTGAAGACTATCTATCAACCTGATAAGCGAGGTGCATCGTGAATGAATCCAACTATCAGCGAATGGTTGAGCAATCGCTAGAACAATATGACCGCTTGTTAATATCGGATCCTGACGAACAAGAGGAATTAGGTAAGCGGATTGAGTTTTTACGCCGCCATTCGAAAATGCTCAATGCCTTTAAATCCGCTGTAAAGAATGGCTGTTTTATTGCAGGGGCAAGTAGCAATTATCTTGCAGCACTGACTGAAACTACCGCTATGGAACTCTATCTTGATCAGGTGCAGGAGGAAATCTTTCTCCGCGTTGCCAAAGCAGAGCGCGCAATGGAATTAGAGGCCGAGAAAAACCACCAACTCCAATAAAGAGAAAAGCCCCAGCGATTAAGCCGGGGCTATCCCAGAAGCGCGGGACCAACCGCACTCCTACTGAGGACTGAACAATAACCACGAGGATTATTATCAGCGTGGTTGAGTGACCAAACCCAACCATGGGAAAGCATACCATGCCTATTGAATTCATCAAGACACTCCAGTATCGCCATCGCGTAACTGGTGACGACTTTAATCTGTATCCCCGCCAATCTGGCCTGAAATTCTTCTTCGCCTGCGTTTTAGGCGCGTTCATGTTTCTGGCTATCGCTGTCAAAATTTGAGGGCTGACCAATGACCACCCAAGCAGTAGCAACCAATACTCTCCCACCTGCCGTGGTTGGGTTGAATATTGACGAACCAACGTGGAACGCGTTGAAAAATAGTATTTACCCCGGCGCTAAAGATGATTCAGTCATCATGGCGGTGAGCTATTGCCGCGCCCGCCAGTTAGATCCGTTGATGAAACCCGTTCATTTAGTTCCCATGAGCGTGAAAGATGCACTAACCGGTAAAAGCGAATGGCGCGATGTAGTGATGCCCGGTGTTGGGCTTTATCGCATACAAGCAGACCGCTCCGGTAATTATGCTGGTGCACAAGAACCCGAGTTTGGCCCAGATATCACACAAACACTTAACGGTGTAGAAATTACGTTCCCTCAGTGGTGCAAATACACCCTGAGCAAACTCATGCCGAACGGAACTATCGTGGAATTCAGCGCGAAAGAGTATTGGTTAGAAAACTATGCCACCGCTGGCCGTGATACCCAGGCACCCAATGCCATGTGGAAAAAGCGGCCCTATGGGCAACTCGCCAAATGTGCTGAAGCGCAGGCATTGCGTAAAGGCTGGCCTGAAATTGGTCAACAACCAACAGCAGAAGAAATGGAAGGTAAAAGTCTTGATGTGAATGAAGGTAAAGAACACAGCCAAGGCAACCAGCAACCAAGCCAGCCGCAGGCATTACCAGAATACAGCGGTGAACAATTTCAACGCGCTCTTGCTGACTGGACAACGCTAATCAATAAGGGCAAGAAAACAGCCGCGCAAATTATCAACACCATCGAAAGCAAGTACACCCTCACCTCAGCACAAATCAAAACTATCGAACATCTGGAGGCAGAAGATGCAAATCATTAATGTCCAACAAGGCACGCCAGAATGGCACGCCTTACGCAGTCGCCATTTCACCGCTAGCGAAGCCCCGGTAATGATGGCAACCTCCAGCAAAATGAGCCGCGATGAATTACTGAACATGAAGGCTACCGGATCAGAACGGGAAATCAGCGATTGGGTACAAACCAACTTGTTTGATAAAGGTCACGCGCAGGAAGCTACTGCGCGGGTCATTGTAGAGTCCATTATCGGTACCGAGTTATTCCCTGCAACAGCCATTGATGATGATGGCTACCTGTTGGCTTCCTTTGATGGCATGACCATGATGGAAGATCTGTTGTTCGAACATAAAATGTGGAATACCACCTTGGCGCTGGCGGTTAAAAATAAAGACCTGCCACCAGAGTATTACTGGCAATTAGAGCAACAGCTTTTGGTTAGTGATGCTGAAAAGGTCATTTTCGTTGTATCGGATGGCACCGAAGAAAATTTTGTTTGGATGGAGTATTTACCGGTACCCGGTCGTCGCGAAGCATTAGTGGCAGGCTGGCAGCAATTTGAGCAAGACCTTAATGGTTACACAGCCCCTGAGATCAAAAATATCCCGCAAGGCAAAGCCTTAATGCGCCTCCCTGCTTTATTGGTAGAAATCGAAGGCGCAGTAAAAGAGTCCAACCTGACGGTTTACCAGAATCAGGCGCTGGCCTTTATTCAATCTATCAATACTAATTTGGTGACCGATCAGGACTTCGCTGACGCAGAAGAAACGGTTAAATTCTGTGAAAAAGCCGAGAAAGAGCTGGACCTGATCAAGCAACAGGCACTGTCTAAAACTGAGCAGATTGATCTGCTGTTCCGCACCATTGATACCTTGCGTGATGAAATGCGCAACAAGCGGCTGGACTTGTCAAAACTGGTTAAGTTGCGCAAAGAAGCTATTCGCCTTGAAATACTGAATAAGGTAAAAGCCGCTCTTGCTGAGCACATTACCGGTATCAATAAGCAGTTGGCTATTGTCACTCTACCTACTATCCCGGCTGATTTTGCCACTGCTATAAAGGGCAAGAAAACCCTGACCTCTTTGCAAAGTGCCGCCAACGATGAGCTGGCCCGAGCCAAGATTGCGGCTAACCAATTAGCCGAAAAATACAAAGCCAACTTAACGCTATTTACTGATATTGAACCGGCTTATAAAAATCTGTTTGCTGACATCAACCAGATAATCGCCCTTGATCACGAACATCTGGCGCTGATGATTGATCAACGGATCACCAAGCAAAAGCAAATTGAGGAACAGCAGCGGCAGCAAGCAGAGCAGCAACAGGAAGAATTGAAAAAGCGACAACTTGCCGCCGCAGAAATCCCCGTAGAAACAGTTACTGCTGGTGCGAATACGGCTGAGAATCAGTCATTACACCCTGCGGGCTCTGTGAATTTTCCCGATAAACTTGGTAGTACTGTAAATAAGACCGCAGTAGATATGCCAGCTAACTGGATTGCACAAATTGATGCTGATTTGGTTGCAGCAGGCATTGAACTCACTACCGAAACAGTTAGCCGTCTGTACAAAGCGGTAAAAGCTGGCCGGATCCGCTACTTGTCTGTAACACAATAATCCTTTCATAACCTGCCCTCCGCAGGTAATTCACAGGTAACCCACCATGACCACACAGGCAACAACTGCCGGTGTGCTGGAGTCATCCCTGCGCCCAGTTCGGGCGCAGTTAGACCTTGCCATTGAGCAGACTACCGGCACCGCACAGCGCTCTATTGAAAGCGCGACTGTTTTACTCAACCAAGCACAGTCCCTATGTATTGAACAAATCAACATCGAGACTGACGAATACAACCTTTTACTCGACCGATTAGAGAAAGCTGAAAACGACCTAACCACGAAGTCCCTGGCATTAACGCAAGTGCAGGAGCGCATAGAGAGTGCTGACCTGTCAGTAGCTGAAGCCAATGCCCAACGAGACAGCATTTCTGCTAAATATAACCTCTCACTTTCTGATCAGCGCGTGCTAGCCACTGAAGTTAATCGCCTTAAATCACTTAACCCTGAAAAGATGAAAATCCAGATTGTGCGCCTGAAAGATGAACTGGATAACAAACGCACGCTGTTAAATCAGCAATTGACAGAGATCCGGCGTTATAAAAAAGACGGGGCAGAAAAAACCAGCAAACTGGCCGCCATGGTTAATGTTAATAACCAACTGACCAATACGGTTGCCGACCTCACCATGCGGATCCAACGCATGGACGGCGATGTAGAGCCCACTTACTACCGCGGCGATGATGGCACCGAGTTTTACTTTTACACCTTCCAATGGGGACTAAAACTTCGCTCAGGTGATTACGATATGCAGCTTATTAACGATATTGACTGGCATATTGAAATCCGTTCCACCAGCGGCATTGGCCTTATCGTCTCTGTTAATGAGTGGGCATTACCCGTCTATCCTATGGTTGATGACTTCAAACATAACTGGCCGGATGGCCTAACTCCGGCTGTTACCCAGCGCATTCGTGATCTGCTTGAACCTACTCACCCACACTTGGTTAAACGGGCTGAATGGGCTGAAGCCGTGCTGACAGAAACCCTCCCGCTAAAAGAACAACATTTAGAGCTACTGGCTCGCTCTGGGATCCATTCATTATTTGATGTTGTTCGCCGAACGCCGGATATGTTAGCTCATGCCGTCAAAGGCTTTGGTACCACTAGCGCCCGCCAAGTACATGCTCAATGTTCCCGAATCGTAAAAGACTGGGAATCAGAGCAGAAACGGAGGGAGGCCGCATGATGGATGAGGAATTGAACCAAAGCACCGGCTGCTACTTTAAAGAGGATGATCGCGGAGACTACACCGCTTGCATCATCTGGTTAATGCGCTCACGCGCAGAGATCCGTTGTGGTAACCCATATCGGCCGATGCCGAAGCCTGTTTACCCCGCTGATGAGCGATGGCGCAGCTTATCTCGGGTAGATAGCGTCGATATTGGTATTCGTAAACACTACTCACTGGAAGTTTTGCTGGCTATCTATCAGTTTCACCGTGCTGGCCACAATGAAAACGTGATTGCCAGCGATACCGGTATTCCAGCGACTACTATCCGAAAAATGTTGGAGCATAAAACCCAAGGTCAGCGCAAAGCATGGCAATTGGCTCACCAGCTTCGCATCCCCTCCAAAAGAGACATTATCAACCGGTTAATACGGGAGGTTTAATTATGTCCGGTAAATGCAAAGAGCGCCCTATTTTATTCAATGCCGAGATGGTTCAAGCCATTCTCAGCGGTCGCAAGACGCAGACTCGTAGAATCATGAAGGTTCAGCCGTCTGAGCACTTTCACCCCCAAACCATTCATGGAGCGATGGACTTCACGGCCCACTGGTACACGCCTGGTGTTATAGACAAAGACGGTTATCTGCAACCCGCAAGAAAGGATGTGTTTGGCGTGGCTGATGAGGATGAAGGTTATACCTGTCCACTGGGTGCAGTCGGCGATCAGTTATGGGTTCGCGAGACATTTGCTCTTCTTGGTAACGAGGATGGTGTTTGTGTCGATTGGCAAAACAACATGGTCAAAGGTGATGAACAAGCGGCCGCCCGCATATACAAAGCTAGCTGCGAACAAAAGCATGGTGATTACGGACTGTACTCAATCCCTGATTCAGCTTATTGGAAGCCTGACACCTCAAACATGAAGTATGAGGGTTCGTGGCGTCCATCAATACACATGCCGCGCTGGGCATCCCGCATTAACTTGCTGATCACCGGCGTTCGTGTTGAGCGGTTGCAGGATATCAGTGAGCGGGATGCTCTGGCTGAAGGATTAAAAACCGGTAAATTTGGCAATGAGAATAACTGGCGAGAGGGCTTTTATTTACCGGGAGACAACCAACCTCACTTTTCAGCCAAGACAGCATTTCGTGAGCTTTGGAATTCAATCTACGGACAGAAAAAAAGTGAAAGCTGGGAAGCTAACCCGTGGGTATGGGTAATCAAATTTGAAAAAATCAACTGAGGACTGACCAATGACCAACGATAAAAATCACCATATTGATGCTCCAACATTCTTTGTATCTCAGCAACCTACCGAGTTAACCCTTTCTGCCCTACTCACTCAGCGTTGCGTCGAGTTTTCCAATAGCCCGAAAGCCGTCGAAATTATCGATAAGGGTATTGAAAAACTCTTCGGGAATCTGATTGATGACGCATTCGGTTCATATAGCGACTTCGGCAAAGTCATGAAAAACGCAATGAAGGCTGCGCTGCCTACCAACGTTGAGAACATCATCGAGCTGGAGCGCTACAACAGTCTTGTAACTCGCTTAATGCGTGAAAAGTGGGAAACGGCAGGTATCGAAAGCGACATAGTCAAAAAGATGGATGAAATGATAACTGAATTCACTTCAGAGGGAGTGACCCAAAAATTCATTAAAGCATCTGACCTTTGGTCGGCGTTTGTAGAAGATAACAGCGAGAAAGCCAACGAAGAACGTTGGGATTGCCCTCAATCGATTATAGATGATGACCGTGATGGCTTCATTTATGTCGGATTGCACGCCGAAGCCGCTGGCGGCTATAAAACGGAAGTTAGCAAGGCACACAACTGCGATGTCTATTTAGGTTTCCGAGCTGAACGTGTAGATGGATGGAGAAGCGCACAAATCCTACATGAAGAATATCCAGTCTATGAACTGTTCTCAGGCACTCTGGAGCACAACAAGATACTTGGCAAAAGAATCATCAAAGCATATAGCCGCTTCGATAAGCTTGTTCTTGCACTATATCTGGGGGGAAGCCTCTTAGTGTGGGACTCTGCGCCAGAAGATCTCTATTACCCTGGCAACGATTAATCAGGAGCGAGGTATGTCTCAGGAACTGGCTTTGAAGTTTAGCACCGCAGATCCAGAGCAACTACTGGGCATACTTCCTACGGAAGAGGTGCTAGAAATTATCAAATTCCGTATGCGGGAAGAGGTACAAGCGGAAGTTCGTGGCGAATTCAACGACCGCATTGATGATCTGGAAAATGAAGTAGATGAGCTTGGCGGGTGGGAAGATACAGCCAACGGATGGGAACGTGACGCCATCGGCTTGTATAGAGCAATCGAACACGCATTAACGGTCCCATGGAACCAAGCAATACCATTATTGCAGAAAGCAATTGAAGAACATGGCGGCGATATTGAGCCAATACCATGAAAATATTGAAGGGCCGCACGGCAGTATGGGAACACGCTGCCGAGGCCAACATGCAGGAAACCATCAGGAAGATTGCAGCCCTATTTGATATTGGTGACATTGCCATTTTTACCCCCGGTAAGCTTACCTACCTCAAAAATAAACCCCGAAAATATATCCGCATCAAGCCATTGGAAAGTGATGTGGTTATTAATCCAATTACTGGTGCTCATAGCGCCAAGAAGGTTAAATGAAATCCTACAAACTCAATCAAATAAGTCTGATTGCGGTAATAACCAAAGAAATGAACCGCCAGTGTGTAAATATCCCTACCGACAACCGAATGAACGCAGTCATTGCTGCTGTAGATTCGATTTGTGCGGAATATGCACGAGAGCCAATTGTAATAACCCCCGCAATGGGGTTGGGTAGTTGGCTTGCCAGTGATGAAGTTGGTTTAAGTAGTAAATATATGGCGTCAATACTAAGCAGTAAATTTGTAGCGCGTTATGCCCATCCCAATGATGCAAATGATTTCATTCGCTGCATAGGGCTTATTAAAGCCGTCCCTGAATTGGAGGATAAAATCCCCCTCATGTACGGTGAAAGTCATGAATGGAGTTGTATTGCCGCAAACTGGCATAGCTGGAAATTACTCGCTTCAAATGACGAGTTGGATACATTAAATGAGTCAATGCAGAAAACCTATGCTGCTTATGCAGCTAAGGAAGGTTGCTAATGGCTTATTATAAAATATCGACGCCAACCGCCCTCGCAGCATGGGATGACGAACTACGCTTACGCGATGAATTAGTCGATAAAGGTAAAGCATTCGCAGCACTATTTGGTGCAAAGCCGATTTTTACCACCGACGTAAATCGGTTCACCTTTTACGGTGTCGTGTTCCCAGAGTCCACCCCAACCTATGGCGATCCTGCGATATGGACAAAACCCGATAGCACCGCCCGCTATACATGCAGGCCACGACAGAAACCACCAAAAGGTTTAGGAGAAGAATCTCGGGCATTGTTGAAAATGTGGAATGAAAACTTCCCTACCCCTTCGGTAAATCGAGATCCTTACTTCAAATCTCTGGGACTTGACTGGGGAATGTTACTTTTATGCGGTTTAGCTCATTTCCGTCATGGAGATATTATTTACTTCAAAACTGGGGCCACCCCAAAAGAAGATTCAGGGGCAATCGAAATACTTGGCTCTGAATATAAGAATGTAGAAGATGCATTTAATAATGAATCTAAAAAGGCGACAGCATGAATAAGAAGAAAAAGTTAAATATCAGTAAAAACATTAAAATCGATCTTATCCTGAACGATCGGGGATATACAGCTATAACTGCCTCGGGCCGTGTTGAGTATGATGACAAAGGTAATAAACGTGTTGCCATTGGTAATTTAGATGAGGCACCAACAATAATTAGTATTACTGATCGACGAACGCCACCACCAACCTGCCCGTTTAAACGAAGCGTTAAAAGAGTGAAAGCTTGGTTTAATCGCTTCAAATAATCTGCACATAAAATCCCCAGTAATTACTTTCTATATTCCTGCCAGCATGCTGGGGATTATTTCATTAAAATAAGGAGTAATCCCATGTTTGGGTTGTTTCTCTACGTCTGTTTTACATTCCAACCCTGTCAGTATGAACCACAGGGATATATCTACCCCGACCAAAGCAATTGCCTTGCTGATATTCAACAGGAGGGTCTACCACCTGAATATGTTTGTTTGCCCGTTGATGGTGTATTAATGGCGAGGATAAAGCAATGAGCCAAATAATATTGGTAAAAATGGCAAGACCAAGCGCAGATGAGGTTGAATCTCTATATAAGCTATTTCACGCTTCTGAAGCAGCAGAAGACCGCTGGAATAGAGAATCATCTGAGCAATTTCTTGAACGCCTTGATGATCAAGATATCAGTGACGAAGAACGTGCGTTTATTGCCGCTGCATGGGATTCACTCGTACAAGGTCACGGCGGTTTTGGTCGCTTCATGGGCGCATATGACACACTGATATATAACTTCCAAGATCCGAATGCTGACTATGTTGCCGCACATCCTAAGTTTAATATTCTGCTGACAGAATCAGAGCTCTTTCCCGTAGTGCTAGAGGGGTATCGTGAAGCCAAAGCTACTATTGCAGATCTGGAAAAAAAGAATCAAATACTGGTTGCAGAAAATACTCAGCTACAAGAAAGAGCAGCTAGAGAATTATCCGGTGCATGGCTAATAAACCGATTAGTAGTTGGGTCCATTGCAGCGCTAGCCCTTATTCAAGCTGGCCGTCTAATTAATGCTAGAGATTGGTTATTGGAAAATATGGAGGGTATAGATATCGATATTCCAAACTATCAATCTGATACCCAATTAAATGACTGGGCCAATACTCATCAAGTCGGACATTTAAATTATACCCAAGCATTGGAAATCATCAAACAGCAAACTCCCGCCACTATTCAAAGGGGTGAACATGAAATCAAATCGTGAAGCAAAGCGGCTGCTTGGCATGCCGTATAAATTGAGCAAATCAAAACCTTGGACTGATGTCTGGTTATTCGAAGTGCCAATAGAGTTTCGCTGGCAACTTCCAGATCATCTACAAGAACATGACGTTGTAGCCATTAAATATGAGCCTAGTTTGCTGGCTGGAATGGTATGTGATGGCTATGGACATTATCCGGCTTCAGCGTTTTATCCAGCTTATGTGAGCCAGCGACAAGGTGAGTGATATGGACAATAAAAAATACTGTTACCGATACGTTGATGGCAATGATTCAAAAGGCCGAGCAATAGTGATGTTATGGAAAATGGTCATTTTGCGTGAGACTGAAAAAACATTTTGGTACTGCCATGACTACCCGAATATGAGCCTTGAGCAACTCGTTAAATATCGTGGCAATAGCCGCCAAGTTAAGCGCAGCCTTAAAAATGCCGCACGTTCTCGATACCACTACACAAAAGAAGAGGCATTTAAGGCGTTTATTTACCGCAAATATCATCAACTTTCAAAAATTCAGTTAACGAATGAAACAGTGCTCTTATGCCTAAAAGGTATACGTGAAGCTGGTTTTGTTGAAACCGGAGAAGACGGTGAATTCAATCACTACAGCAACATTCTATCGGTTCCTGATAAAGAATTTCTCGCATCGGAAGAGGTTGGGCCTATCGCTTCAACATATAGCTGGGGTGAATACTGATGGGTCATCATGTTGTTCTCTACAGCGGTGGTCATGCCTCTGCAATTGTCGCAATCGAAGTAGTCCGGAAATATGGCGCTGAGAATGTGATTTTATTAAGTCACGATATCAATCCCGATATTGAAGATACGGATATAAAAAGATTCCGTCTTGAAGTGGCTAAATATCTCGGCATTGAAATTACGCATGCAAATCATTCTAAATGGGAAACAGCAACGCCAATTAGTGTTTGCCTTGAAGCGAAAGCATGGAAAGTAGGGGCTGGTTCCGTTCTTTGCACCAATAGGCTTAAAACAGCTCCGTTTGATGTTTGGTTAAAAGAAAATGACCCAGACGGCAATAATATTTACTACTACGGTTTTGAAGGCCATGAACGCCACCGTATTCAGCGTCGCAGCGGCATTCTGGGTGAGCGCGGTTATCGAACGGAATTTCCGTATCTGTGGAAGGAAAGAACGATCCATGACGTCAGTGACATTGGCATTGCCAAACCCCTGACCTATGGCACCTTTAAACACGCCAATTGCATCGGCTGTTTGAAAGCTGGCTGGCAGCACTGGTATTGCGTCTATTGCTTGCGTCCCGACATCTGGCAACAAGCAAAAAAGGCAGAAGATGAAATCGGCTACGCAATACATAAAGACAAAGACGGGCCTGTTTATCTTGAAGATAAAGAAAGCTTGTTTGAGCAGATGAAATTAGCCGGTGTTCCAGCGACTGAGCATATTCAATCTGCCTACTTTTGGTCGATGGCTAAAAAGTTAGTTGCGGGACTGGAGTCACTAGATGAAACCAGTGATAACGAAAAACCTTGCGAGTGTTCGACATAACCTGGGGGAATGATGGATAGGCATAAAACACACAGTGAATTATGTTTACTTGCTGAAAAGTTCCTTCGAAATAACGGCTTTAAAGTTGCATTTCATGATCGCTTCGTTGCTGCCGTATCGAGTGGAGAACAGCCGGATGCAATAGGTTTTAGAAATCTTGCTTCATGTTTAATCGAAGCTAAATGCTCTCGCTCTGATTTTTTAGCGGATAAGAAAAAGCGCTTTCGTATTAATCCAGAATTAGGCATGGGTGACTGGCGTTTTTTTATTTGCGAACCCGGAATAATTAATATTTCTGATTTGCCCAATGGCTGGGGTTTATTGCATGTCAAAGGCAATCGAATTTTTAAAGTTCATGGATGGCCAGGTAACGCTGTCTGGTATTCAGAAAAACCGTTTATAGCAAATAAACAAGCTGAATGTGACTACATGTATAGCGCATTACGTCGAATGGTAATTCGGGGTCACTTTAAAGAAATATATGATGGAGTGATAGTCAATGAATAAGCGTATCGAAGAATTGAAAGACGAAATCGAATTTCTCCGCAAACGAATCAAAGAAATCGATCTACTTTTTGGGAAGAACCTTTTAGCCATGCAAGCGGCTTGCATTGAATATGAGCATGGTGAAAAAGAAAAAGCCATGTCATGGATATTTAACACGTTACTTGGTCCCGGTGAATTTGCGAATGACGAAGAGAAAGACGCTCAAGCTTACTTCGATCGTGAGTTTAAAATTATCGATAAAGAACTCAGTGATGTTTACGACTGGTTCCATGAACGCAGAAAGCGTGAAGAGGTGAAATCATAATGGATAAGCATATTGAGGAATTGAGCAAACCTGTTGCGGAAGTTAATTCTAAATACGGAGATCCAGAGGCATTTGGTGAGCGAGAACTTAAAGTTTTGGCTGACATTCAGAAAATGCCATATCGAACTAAATTCTACTCGCAAGAGTACGTCGATTCACTGCTAGCCAAGCTGGAAGCGGCGCAACAGGAACTGATTAAACCTTTGCCAATCGGTGAGCTTGTTCATCGGCTGGAAGGACAGACCTATGAAAAATGGTTCAGTGAGTCAGATGTAAAAGACTTACGAGAACGCGCCGAAACAGCAGAAGCAGCGTTATCAGCGGCAAACGAGAAGCTGAAAGGCGATCAGGTGCCAGTGGCGGCAAATAATGGAGTAACGGCAGAAAACCTGCGCGTTATTAAAATGCTACTTGATGTTTGTGGCACCGCGTTCGAACTCGCTGACGATAGCTGTCAACAGGATGTTGATGGTGAGTTGTGCCATGTTGTCCCGGATTCTACATTTTCGCGTCTTTCCGATGCATTGGACGAAATTGAGAACACCCTGCCTGATGAGTATGAATACCTGCCAAATATAGTTTTGCAATGGGCGGCCATTCCACGTCACGCACTACAGGAGCTATTCACCGCCGCACCAAAACCAGCCGGTTTCACAGTAGAGGGGGAGCATGAATCAGTCAAATACATAGTCATTTTACAGAGTGCTTGGTGCAACGATAGCGGTTCAGGAATCAGTTATGACTCTGATCTTGTTCAGTTTGATAAGCGAGACACGGCAATAACGTGGGGCTTCAGGCTTCGAGATAGCGACGATTTTAATATCGGCGTGCTCACAAATGGCGCTTTGACGTCATTCGATTGGATGGCTAAACCCCTTGCAGCTACCGCAGCGGCGTTGGCGCAGATTGCTGAGAACATCGGTGTAGCCGGTTTCAAGGTCGAGGGGGAGTGATGATCCATTACCACGGTGGCCCCATCACGCCAGACACCTGTGCGATTAAGGCTTGGCGTGGTAGGCATGCATTTATCTCTTTTGCCAACAACTCCCAAATTGGGTTGGCGTCCGAAATCTGCCAGACTTTTGCTCTCGATAATGGTGCCTTTTCGATTTGGAAAAAGGCAGGGAAAAACAAAATAGATTGGTCTGACTATTACGCTTTCGTTGAGCGCTGGAAAAATCATCCCGGCCTCGACTTCGCAATCATTCCTGACGTTATCGACGGCGGCGCGGAAGAAAATGATGCCCTGCTTGCTGAATGGCCGCATGGGAAATTTGTGGGCGTTCCTGTTTGGCACATGAATGAAAGCGATGAGAGATTTATCTATTTATGTCATGAGTATCCACGCGTTGCGATCGGGAGTTGTGGCGAGTATGACGTAAAATCGCCGCTAAAAGCCGTCGCTAGATTGAAGGACATAATTCGACATGTGGTTGATATTCATGGGCAGCCAATAACAAAGCTTCACGGCCTCCGAATGCTTAATCCAACCATTTTCACCAGACTGCCACTATCGTCAGCTGACAGCACGAACGTAGCGCAAAACATCGGCAAGGATGTGAACTGGAAAGGGACATACCAACCGTTCAGCAAAGAAACGCGCTCAACAATCATGGTGGAAAGAATCGAATCACATAACAGCGCTGGCGCTCTCGACTATTGCGAGAAGCGTGACCACTTCGCTGTGCAACTTGGACTTGAGGTGTAAATGAACAAACTACGGTTGAAGGGGGTGAGTAGTGGGTAGTTTTACTCAACTCGTTTCCTACAAATTAAATCGGGCAAATAATTCCACAGCGTCTGTGTTCTTTGTTCAGCACAGTTCATCAACTGTTCGATATGAAAAGCGCGGCGGGGGGTTACTGGATCAGGATCTGGTTATCACTGGAGATCTGTATCGACGGCAGTATAAGGCTGATATGAGATTCGACAACTTTCCCGAATGCGGTTCTGAGCGGGAGGCCGCACTACGTTTAGCTAGCTGGATGCAACGAATGGGTGCGGCTATTGAAGATTATTGGAGCGAGCGATGAACAAGCTAACTAAGCAGGAATTGCAGATAAAAATGGCGATTAATGACAAATGGCACTTAGTCAAATTAACTCAAATTTGGCCTGATGGTCACCTAATCAATCAATTGGCCCACGCATTAATTGAATCCAACGCAGAACTGGCTGCAATGAAGGAAACGAAGCCAAATGAAAATGCTGAACCCAAACAGAAAAAACTGATTGGTTGGAGAATGGAGGATTTTACGCACGAAACAACTGACATTGAAGTAGCTCGAAACTGGGCTCCAAATGTTGGCGTTCTTCCTATATTTGAAGGAGATATTAATACCAGCATTTCCACTATCACGATTGACACAACACCTCTGTAGTTGCATTCATAGCCCCTTACCACCCAAGACCGAACGACCATAATAGGGCGTAGCATCATTGCGCCCTTTCCTACTGAGGAAAGACCAATGACCAAACTACTGACATTAAAAGAATGGGCAGAAGAAACATACCGGAGCAAACAACCTAAACCACAGACACTTCAGCGCTGGGCGAGAGGCGGCAATATTTATCCTGCCCCAGAGAAGCATGGGCGTGAATATCGTGTGCAACCAGGTGCAATTTATATTCGGCCTAAAAGCTATCGGTTAGCGAAAAAAATAATAGAAGCATCACCTGACATAAGTTCACCATTAATAGAGAGAATTAATTATGGCATCAAGGCCGCAAAGATATGATGCCAATTTACCCCGCAATCTTACTTATCGTCGTGCTCGGAAATCATTCTACTGGCGCAACCCAATAACAGGGGAAGAAATATCCCTCGGACAAATTGCCCGCCGGGATGCCATTGCTCAAGCCATCGAGGCTAATAATTACATTGAGTCAAACTTTCAGCCTGTTGCTTTACTCGAGAGGCTTCAAGCTCCAGCGCCTACCGCTATAGACCCCGAAGTGAATTCAGTAGCCACATGGCTAAAGCAATATACTAAGTTATTAAACCGTCGGGAGTTAGCTGAAAATACAATGAAAATGCGGATCCTTCAGATTGGTTATATCAATCAGAAATTTGGCAAAATGCAGATTAATGCGATTACCACAAAACATATTGCGGATTTTATTAATACCTATGTCGATGAGGGTAAAAGCTCAATGGCGGTTAACTTACGGTCTGTCTTATCCGATGTGTTTAGAGAGGCTATTGCCGACGGCCTAATAAGCAGTAACCCTGTGGAAGCTACACGTACTCCATCACCAAAAGTTAAGCGCGAACGGCTCGACTATGAAGCCTTTTGCAAAATTCATTTAGCAGCATTGCAACAACCCAAGTGGGTATCACTCAGTATGATTCTGGCATTAATAACCGGCCAGCGTCGTGATGACGTGCGACAGCTAAAAAGAAGTGATGTGCATAATGGAAAACTGTGGGTTATACAGGGTAAGACCGGCAATCAAATTGCTATCTCATTATCACTCCGGTTAGGAATAATGAATACCACTGTTGGCGAGGTAATAGAACAGTGCATGACTAATAGTAAGAGTGAATATCTTATTAGCTCTGCCAGCAAGAAATCAGGTCGCGAACCCGGTGCATTAAATGCCGACTCAATTACTAAAGCATTCGTTAAAGCATTAAAGGCTACTGATCTGATTTATGAAATATCCCCTCCCAGTTTTCACGAGATCCGTAGCCTAGCATCACGGCTTTATGAAGCGGAATACGGCAAGGAATTTGCTCAGAAACTACTCGGTCACAAATCGATAAAAATGACTAATGTGTACCTTGATTCTCGTAAAAATGAGTGGGTAGAAATTTAGGCCGAGTATCAAGATTTCGGACAAATTTCGGACATTTTCGGACGAATGGAAAAAATACCAATTAAATCAATGTGATAAAAAAAGACCGAATACGATTCCTATATTCGGTCTAGGGAAATGGCTCTTGGGAGAGAGCCGTGCGCTAAAAGTTGGCATTAACGTAGGCTTACTCAGCCGTACCCTTTAAGCGTAGTCGAGCGCATGCTTTTCGCCAAGTTGATTGCAAAAGTAATTAATTACGGTTGTAAATTAATTTGCATTATAAGCATCTGCACTGGAGAAGTACTACATAACCAATTGTTTGATATGAATTAACACTCACCAATGCCAATAAAAAAGGTCACATTACTTTTGGCATAACGTCATAGCACGCTGAACAAAGGGCTCTAAACTCATCTTTTGACTTGGATTTGCACTGTCATCAAGCAGCAATACATCTAATGGTTTCGCCAAAATATGCCCTGCTTTCATTTGCTCGGTCGCAATATCATTTAGCGGATATTGCGCTAACGTACTTGGGTTAATCACAAATAATGCATCACCTGCGCGGCATTCCAACATGACTTCTTCTCGGGTAAACGCCCATTGCTTTCCAAATTCAAACTTACTGACAGTGATAATTTTCCCAGCAGCAAAAGCATTAACTGATAGCATCAGTAAGGTTAACGCCAACACAGAACCCTTCAT